CCATAGACCCGACTCAACTAAACAAACACCTTCTGGCATTTGAAAATCACAATTTCCTAGTTTGATAGGAACGTGCCAAAAACGGAGTTCTCCATAATCTTTTTCGGCTAAAGGCTGATTATCAGCCAACGCTTTAATAGATACGATTTCTTCCTCACCATCCAAAAAAGCAGTCGAGGAGATCGCCACCCATCTGAATCGACCGTCTTCCTGTTGCTTTGTGACAAAGAGTGGCGCTGATTCTGGAGGAAACACTTTCTCCCAAAGCTGCTTCACTTTATCGACTAACCCATCTTTCTCTTCCATAGGGGTAGATTCCTTTTCAACATATTCTACTTCAACCTTCTTCCAAGCGTCTTTTTCAGCGAATTCATAGCCGTCGTCGCCTTCGGTGTACGAGACTTTATAAAGCTCATAATCGGCATAATCTTCTACGATTAGATAATCCTTGAATACTCCTTCAGTCACCCAATACGACGTACTATAGTATGTACCGCTTCCAAATTTATTATAGAAGGCTTTCCTGACTCGCCTAGATTGAGTCGTTAAACTGACATCCTTGAGTTCAAGCCACTCTTCCTTCTCAGCTATAGAGAATTCACCTTCTTCGGTGATAGAATAAGGTGCTCTGTATTGCATTCCTTCAGCATCTTCAATGACTAGATGATCCGCTGTAGCTTTTTCTACTGTGATTACATGATCCTCAAGTTCCTTTTTGCCGCCGTGTGCCGCTAAGAGCTTACGTGCTCTGGCTTGGATTCTACTGACTAACGTAGCACTTAAAGCCTTTCCACTCTTGTCTTTCGTCTGTGGAGCACGAGCGATGGCATTGCGTAGATGCGGTAGATCTACTTTTCCATTGGCATCCTTGTAAGGAAGATGCCTCAGACTTCGTGGTGTCGTTTTTCCCTCTGAATCTTTCTTTCCTTTTTCGACATAAAGAAAAGCAGAATCAGGTAACTTGTTTATAGTTGCAGTAGACCATACTGCTTTATTTTCCATATCTTTCTTTCCCTCCTCTACATATAGCTTGGCCATGAACTTCTTGGCCATTGCTTCTGTTTTTGAGCAGCCCTTCTTTGCTCCAGTGACTTTATTAAAGACACACCAGGGTTTGCTCTTTGGTCCAGTCTTTCTCATTTCATATGGCATCTTTAATCACCTTTCAATTAGCACCCGTGCCCTGGTCTGAAACAGGCCGACTTTGGGGGCTTCGCAGGGCGACCTGCTCTTTTCATTTTTTGCAAATTTCGTTGCATCATTCCCCCAAAAGCTTTCAACATTTCTCTCTCAAATTTATCACGAATAATTCCAGTAAAATCTCTAGCCGTGATTCCTGGATGAATCACCGAACGCGCTGTAACCCAAGCCCCCCGTCTTATTTGACCAGAATATAGACTTCCAGGGCGGGTTCTAGTTCCCACAAGTGCTGAAGTGGGTTGAAAGTGTAACAAACCATCTTTGGATCTCCGAGCAACGATCTCATGTTCCTCAGTCCCTTGATCCACCCATCCCCAGATTACATTATCGGTTCCTACTGATACAACCCAATCTTTGCCTCGCTTAGTAGGTCCGTCTATCGTGAATTCGACTTGCTCTTCCCAATTCTCAGTAGTCAGCTCAAAGTCTGCTAAAGCCTGTTTTGCCAAACTTTTGAGGGTCTTCTTCATCGATTTAGCAAATATAGTAGTATCGAATTGTTTAGGAACTATGGCCTCAAAACCAATAATTAAGCCTTGAGGCGACATAATACACTTTCCACTTTATTATATGAGCTTTTAATTTCTTGCAAACTCTTGACGAGCATGTCCACACGGTCTTCGGCTTCTTCGCCCCCTGGCAGGAAATTCTCTGGAGCATCGCCTTCTTGGATTGCTATTCTCAATGCCTGCTCTCCAGTAATCTCCCCAGATTTTACCATCTCACCGCGTCTTCGAGCACGCCAGACGCCTAATTCCACGCGCTCACGCTCTGCAGTCGGATCGGTGCTAGCGAATTGAAATTTCACAGTACTTGGTAGAACGTACCAATTGAAGCCAAACTCAAATTGTTGTAATATAAGTCCAGGACCCTTGCCACGAGAACGTGAGGACATCTCAGTGGTTTGTTGAGCCGAACCTAAATTGCCTCCAGGCATCGGGAAAAATTCAATATAGTCAGTCCCCATTCCTAGAGCTAAGACGCCTATGTACCATTTCATCATCTCATCATAACTGAAACCGTCTGGCAACCCTGCTAATTCAATCAAGTCTGCTCGTAATGGCCTTTGAGAATCGTGAGAGGAAATAACGATGGGAGATATGTAAAGACTCCTTCCAGCAGACCTGGCCTCTTCCCTAGCTTTTTCTATTGCGTCAGCTACAGCATTTCTCCGCATTCCTTGAACGAAGAGCAATGCAGGAATACGTTGACCGCTTAATTTTTGTGCTTGGTAGGTCTGGATTGCCCTCAGCAATTTTGCAAATTCTAATACGCGGCTGACGGCGCAGTAACCTCTTCCTTTGTCCTCTTCTCTTGGACTTGGTTGATCCGTGAGAGCTAAAACCTGATACCATTTCAACCTGTGCCATTCACTGTCTTTCTTTGAGCGGTAAAGGTAAGGAGTCACAGGGTTTCCAGTTCTCTGGATTCTTTGCGCGTCTAAATGAGCTATTCCTCGCACAGGGGAAGTTGGAGATGCGCCTTTAGGTCGCAGAAGTTCGACGAAAGCTCCATTATCCTGTGTTAGGATGTCTTGAACGACTTTCTGAATAAACGATACCCAGCCAGCACCAAATTCTGCTGCTTGAAAAAGGTTTGCATACCGTGCGACGGCTTTGGTTTTTCCAGAAAGCCTAAAGTCGAGGGCAGCGACTTTCGAAGCCATAGAATATATCGCGCCTGCCAAGACTGATTCCGTGCGCCAGAATTTGTCTAAAGCCTTGTCCCTACGCAATCCAGGACGCACAGGGATCTCATCAGCAAGTTGTGCCAAATAAATTATAAGTGGCGACTCTTCTTCGATTTTTAGATCGGTCCGATCCTGAACCGATAAGCGGGCTTGTTCTTTGGGAGTATCAGGCATAGTCTGTCCACCAGTCTTCTAGGGATTTCACGCGGTGGGAATTCCGCAGCGCTTCCCTCCATTTTCGGCGAATTCTTTTATTGATTAATTTCTTATCTAAGAAGCGTAACCTTTTCGGTGCGAGTATTTCTGTACTTCGCCCGATCTCCAATTCTCTATCCTTTCCCATCTACCAAATGCCTTCGACTCTCCCCCATCCTGCTACGTCACTTAAAGCTCTTCCAGCGGCCTCCATGTTTCTATAATGCAACGCGATATTTTTATTCTCTGACAGAAGCAAATCTCGATTGGCCTCGATTGCCTTGACAGTTAGTGGTGGATGTGCATTCGTATCAAATAGATATAGTAGAACCCCTGTTGTTCTAACAGAAAATTCTAGGGAAAGTCGTTCTTGTTTATGCCAGCCACCTGACGTATCTATCTGACAATCGAGGCCAACCTCTTGGCCGATATTAAGCTTGTGAACGTGCGCTCGTATGAAACGAGATATATGGATCTCATTAATCTGTGCAACTTCGATGAACTTTTTCCAGCACGCCCTGATTTCAGCGTATGAATTAGCGTAATACGAACTATATCCAAAGCCGTGACTCACATGAAAAGCAGCTTCCTTATCCCCAAAATATCCTATATACTCTCGATCTGCATACTTAGAGTTGATTCCCAACAACCGCAAAAAGATTACTAGCTGTCTAGCTAAATTCTCTCTTTTAGAGTTGTCGTGATTACCAAGTATTATACGCCATTCTACTTCTTTGTCAAACTTGCTATTCCACCGCTTGATTTCCCATCCTGCCCAATAAATCTGCTCTGGGCCTAACTGAACGACATTCTGTGCCTCCTGCAACCTAAAAATTCCTCTCCCTGCTACTACATCACCATTAGCTATTACTTTGATCTCATCAGGTTCAAAAGCGTTTACCTGTGTAATAGCTCTGTCCATACATTCCATCAGAGGCCGATAAAATTGTCCAGCATCACCAAAGTGTGCGTCGCTAAATACTAAAGTAGCTTTTTTCATCTTACTCCACTTTTGTATTAGAAGAATTGGCTTGTGTGTGGCCGTGCGTCGATTAATTCTTTAGTCTTTCGTTCTTTCACTTTTTCCTGATATTTGCCCTCCTCGATGAGATCTAGAACATTTTTGTACCAAAGTCCATAACGCACGCAGTCAGGAACATCGTCGCCCAGATTTTGCGGTTTATTACTGTTTATATCTCTATTGTAAGACGCCATACTCGTGGGGCTATACGTGCATCGCGGATGAAATCGTAGATGCCGCACTCCTTCACCGCTTAAGATGAAAGGAGCTACGTGTTTGATGCCTTCTTCAATTTTATGAGTAGCGCCAACTGTGTCAACTTCTTGCTCTTCGAGTCTCCCACGCAACTCAGCAGCGGATGAGTCTATGTAAGCCACCTTAGCTTTTGGCCATCCTTTATTCAATACAGCGTCTATACTGACCTCAGCTTTTTCATAAACGATCACGTATTCATCGAAAACATTCACATATGGAGGTATCTCTTGTACGAGCAGAAAAACACGAGGATGTTTTCTTGTGTAGCCATCGTCGATCCACCACTCCACAGGTACTCCAGATATGTAATCGGCCTCTTCAATGACGTTGAGTTTCTCGGAAAAGTCCTCCCAGACTAAGCCTTCTAAGCTAACAAAGAGGCCACCGACTTCTTGCTCGCGGAATTTTCCTCGATACGTCGTTAAGAGACTTGCGTAATAGAGCGGATCATTGTGTATGTTCTCCGAGGTATCACAATGGAAACGCTCTACCAACTTTCCACCGTAAATATGTGCCTGCTTCTTGAACGCATCCAAGAAAACACGATCAAAGTCTTGTTTGACGAAGACATCATACAACCAGTGATTTACACCCGAAGGAGTGGTGGTGACCCACCCCTGTGGTCTGAAGCCCGTGCGAATACGCCCACATAAGACGTCGAATGCGTCTCTATTATTACGCATAGCGCCTTCATCGAACCAGAACCAGTTCACAGTGGGGCCGCGCCAAGATTTTGGCTCATCGATACCGCCGTAGAGCACCCGAACTTCCTTCCCATTAATATCCAGTAATAGCTCTTTTCTTTGAGTATATGGGTGTTCGAGATGAGAGTTCTTTACTCTAGACCATGGAAGCCACTTCGAAAATTCGGGCCACGTTGATCTAACAAAGTGAGGAAAATTAGGTGCTACGATGATGCCACTTTCCCCCTGTGACACCTTTTGGATGGCTTTCACAGCACCAATAGCCGTCTTACCAGCACCAAGGCCAGCTCCAAATAAGCCGAGTCTCGCATTACAACGCAAAAAAGCGGCTTGTGTTTCGCTGGCTACGAATTTAACGGGCATTAAGTTGTTACGATTACCAAATCGTCCTCTTTTTCGATCTCTTTAGATGCCAACACTTTTCCCTCAATAGCGGGGGCTTCTTGCATCTTTGGAAGAGGCCCCTTTTCAGCGGGCAAAAATACTACTAAACGATCATCGTCGTAGTGGCGAACGCTGATAGCCAGTTCCCTATTTTCAAGTCCTAGAACGCTAAGGCAGAATTTTGCGGCTTGCACAGAGCCGTTTTCCGCCTGCTTGACCATCGATTCATATATGGCATGGAGATGTTTTCCGATGTAAACGCTGGCAATATCAGATACGGCTTCCCAAAATCCCGGCGTCAACGTCCAGCCCTTAAGTGTCATAATGTTGATGCCAAGTGTCTCCGCAATCTCTGCATCAGTCTGACAACCTTCTGGTCGTGTCGCTTCTGGAACTGTAAGTAACTCTTGAAATCGGCGCTGTCTGTGCGTCCATCGCATCAGATTTCTTGCTCCTCTGCCCGCTTTCTGCGCCAGTATGCGATTTTAGCGATGCTCATTTTTCGTTTACTTTCCTCACTGTGACGCTTACCCATCTGTGTGGCACTTATTTTCCTACGAGTCCTTTCACTGACTTGATGCCCAATTTTTGCCTCACTCATCTTCCTACGTGTCTCCACGCTGGGGTGCTTGCCTCTCAACGCATTACTAATTTTCTGTTTGGTTTCCTCACTGAGGCGTTTTCCATAATTAGGATGTCGTTTGCCAGACTTTGCCGCACGCAATTTAGCACGTGTCTCTACACTGAGATGCTCACGCTTATGTGCATTACTCATCTTCCTACGTGTCTCTGTGTTAGGATGCTTACCATAGTTGGGATGACGCTTGCCAGTTAGCGCGGTACTCATTTTAGCACGTGTCTCCGCACTATGGTGTTTACCATAAAAATGATTCCGCTCACCAATTTGCTTTCTACGAGTCTCTTCAGTATGTTGAACTCCAAGTGAACTTCCCGCCATTGGCGCGATATTATATTCAGGATTCAACGTATCGAGATAATATTGTTCATGCGGAATAAGTTGTTTGCTATCTTTAATCTGTTCCAAGATACTAAACGTAAACACCAATTCGCCGTACTTGTTGAAAGCTCTCTGAAGATGCTTATTGCGATGTTGCTCGCAGCGCAACGTACTTAGATGCACTGCCCATCTTTGTCGAAGGTTCACAGCGCTGCCAATATATCGCTTGCCGTTTATTTGATTTTCGATCTGGTAGATGCCACTAACCATCACTGCTCCAATCTCTAATGCAATCTATTATACCATAAAAATTACGATATGTCAACAAACAAAAACACAGGGGTTATTCCTGTGCTTTTGTCGAGTATTTTGGCCTATAAGCAGGCTTTTATGAATCGGCCTCACTCAATCCCGTGTTCGTGAGGCCAAACCCAGTCGTTAAGACCTTGTTTTTCCAGTCTGCTACCCAGCAATCCCTACCGTAGCGCCCTCCACCCATCAACTGACCAAGGCTCGCGGGCCTGGGCTAACATGACTATTTATTTGGCCATGTTAAAGCGCGTCCCATATAATGTTGAACCTCGATGAATGTAAGACGTAATGCTTGCTCACTGTCATAACACGTCTTTCTAAGATAAGCGTTGTAAATGGAAAGCACTAACAACGTCTTTTCGTAGGTGCAAGTCTCTTCCACACATTCTTTCTTGTTGTTCATTTTTCCTCCTTTTGCTGGCGCATCCGCAATCTGGTCAGCCCAACTCATGTCATACAATTGTTGTCTCTCGTTGAAATCGAGGAAGGATAGGCGGGCCAAAAAGTCCTTCCTTTGCTCTGACGAAGCCTGGTGCAACAGCCCAAAAACCTCTGTGATCTGTTCATCTGAAAGATTCATCGTTTCCTCCTTTTTGGGCCTGCGCATGATATAGACATAGCTCGGCTCCGGCCCACATCGATCTGGTCTAGTCCAGAAAGGAATCTTCATCCATTCGCACCATTCTTCGGCAACAAGCTCATCCCAATATAATCCATGTCTTGGCTGATCTACCAGTGCCACGTACTCATAATCCATTGCTCTCCTCCTTTATTGTCCAGTTGGATCCATGCGTCACAGTCGCCTTAGTGGCCAGCGGATAGAGATGCGTGGCAACAGCCCTAAAAGTATCTCGCATGGACAGGATGCCATCCCGTGCGCCTGTAACCACTATGTTTATCGCTTCCTGTAACTCTGCGTTCCGCTTCTCCAGACGGCCACAAAGGTCAGCTTGCATAGCGCGCTCATTGAGCACAGGCACGCGGCAGTCCATGACCAGGGCAGCAATCCTCTCTATCTCCTTCTCCGTCCACATGCGCGGCTCGTCCTTGGGCCTTCGCTGTACAACTAGGTGAACATGACCATTGTGCCACACCATCGCTAATGGGCAATCTTGAAAGCCATACTTTGGGGACTCAGGAGATAGTATTTCTACTTTTGAAACGTCATAGTTCTTCCAAGTACTAGATAACTTCAATACAGAATCTACCGTATCCCCTGGATCTGCCTCATAGAATGCCACGCCTCCTACTAAGTGCATGTTCCCTCCTTTATGAATCGAATACGCTGCAAATCTCTTCTACATTTTCCGCCAAAAAATCTAGCAAGCGACTTAAACTTGGTTTCCCCACTTTTTGGCTTCTTTGAGAAAGCAAGTGCAATCTTCTGGCTAGTTCCTCTAATTTACTCGGTGTGTCTTCGTTTACTCTTAATGTGATTGATCGTCGTTTCATAAATCTTTTATCTCCTTATAAGCATTACCCCACTCTGCGCGGTAGCCTCCTATCACAGACTCAGAGATGCCGTGAATACTCAGCATTCGTCGTACCTTAGCCCAAGGTAAATTGCTGGACCAGGGAATCAGCAACTCAGGGTTCTTTCTATAATAATTGAATTCAGCGTCGTAAACCTCCTCATAAGTTGCACCATGTCGCTTGTGACCTGCAAAATACTTGGCAATATCCTGTGTTAGGACTTTTACAGGGATCGAAAATTGTTTGTAGTCTGCGAAGGTTATGACTAGGTGGTTCATTGATTTTCCTGCTTAATTCTTCTAGCTAACGCAGCTATGAAGCCTGGTGGCATAGGTTTTACTTTTCTCCGTTTTGCACGACGGATCAGCTTAATTTGCTTTTCTGGAGTTATTTCTAGAATTCCACAGTCGTCCCTTGGTAAATCTCCCTTTTTGTAGATGCCATGAGCTAGGACGAAGAAAAACCTATCACTGAGGGACATCGCTGCTGCCTTTTTTCTAGGATTTTTGAGTTCTTTGAGCCAGTCTGCACGACTTACTTTTATTTCATAAGCGATGCGTTCGTAGTTATTCAAGGACTGGATCAAAGCCATAGCAAATACGTCAATAATACGTCGTGAACGGTAAATACTTGTTGTCGTCTGAAGTTCAGTGACGCAGATCCATCGCCAGAGATTACTATGACGTTTTTGTAAGATCGCTTTGATTTCGTCGGCGGTCATTTGGGTTTTTCAGGAATCAGCGAATCAAGAAGAGTCTCGAATTCTTTCGGTGTCATAGGAGCTGGTTCGTTGTCATACGCCTTAGCCCACCGTGCAATTTGGAGCAGATAATTAGCCCGCTTACGAGCATTGCTCAGAGAATCATAAACTTCGATGCTGTGAGCAGCCCTTTCTTCTGGTATTCCTCTTTCAGAGAAGTCCAATCGACTAACTTGGCTCTGTCTATCCTCGGTCATTTGGTTTCTATCAATAATTTTATTGTGTTCTCTGGTAAGTGATCGAGGATGATGGTGTAGCTTGGTGAATCGGTAACAGCAACACGGAAGGGCATTAGACGGGACAGATGCGTATCAACTAAACCAAGAGGTAATCCGCCTTTTACATTCAAGAGTTTGTTGTTCAAGAATTCATCGATGTCCTTAGTGGGTATTTCATACTTTCGTAAAAGACAATGAAGCGTCAAATAATCGCGTTCTTTTTCAGTAAGTATTCTGTAACCTGTGATTTTGATGTTCATTGTCTTCCTTCCTTATTATGATTTTGACCTTGAAATGATAATATACACAGGATAATTATCAGTAATGAGAATTGTAGCACAAAGACGTGCTTTTGTCAAATCCACAAATCTGCTGGTGGCGTGCCGTCGCCGAATTTCTGCTCTATCTTGTATTCTAACCAGGCGAGCGCATACCCAAATAAATATCCTAATACTGTACCGATCAGACAACCAATTAGACAATCAGAAAGTTCTTGGGTCATCATTACTCCCTCTATTCAGCTTATCTTTCAACGGATTCACCGATACTATAGCACAAAGACGTGCTTTTGTCAAATTTTGGTTTTGTTGCTTGATTGAAGTTTGGACGTGCTATAATTCATTGCGAGGCAAACGTGAATATACTTTAGTAGTCCTGGGAGGCTTTGAGCGGAGAGGACCCATAATGCGTCAACACAATAATACGTCAAGCTCACTGGCCTCGCTCACCGACCCACCACCTCACCGAATGCAACGAATGCAACGAATCTTGCACTACCACTGACATAATCCTATTCAACCCCACCTAACAGCCTCCCACGTCGATTCTACGCTCAAATTGCAAGGAATCCTGCACAAATTGACCACAACGAATCATAATAGACAGTAAACCGCCACAAACGATAGCAATGTCATAGCTATATGCCTATCCCTATACCGACTCAAACAGTTGACATAATACCGTACTCTGGTCTACACTTGATTGTAGTCTGTTATAGTATTCTACTTGACGTAACGACGCCGATGCCATGTCTACGACTACTTCTGTATCTACAATGTATAACTTTTATTGACGCAATCTTTACGCAGAATTTACGGATAGACCATTGTCATATGCCGATAACTATGATATACTGGGAGTGTAGAATCAACAGACATACGAGGAGGCTATCATGGACACAGTAACACCGATGCAACTACTCGCACGAGCACACTCGGAAGAGCATCGCAACCTCATCGAAGCCTGCTACAAGTCTTTCGCACACTACACTTGCGCAGGCTGCATTGATTATGGTCAATGCCCAATGCGACACCGAGACAGCGCAATGCTGGCTGAGCTTGCCAAGTCACTATCCCGACTCGGGAAGTGAAATCAACAGACACACGAGGAGAGTATCATGGACACGTCGGCAACACCGATGCAACTACTCGCACGAGCACACCGAGACGCGATCAAAGCCTGCTACAAAAGCTTTGCACCCTGGTCATGCCCAGGATGCGAGGACTATGCCGAATGCCCGATGCGCCACGTAGACCGCGCATGGCTTGAGACACTGGCTATGCTCAGAAGAGGGGAGGCTACAAATGGCTAGACCAAAGCAAGGAACTCGACTATTGCGTTTGATCGGCATTCTCGAAGCGAAAGTGCAGGCGAAAGCCTATCACGACAACTCAGACCTGCTACTCGAAGCTTTAGGCACACAACAGTACCACGCTGGGAAAGACCTAACAGCTATGGACTGGGCTAGAATTCGAGGCTATGCTCACGAGGCGATAACAGATGCGAAGGCATTGATCGCGGAGTGGGCAAAGCGCGATGCCGAAGCAAAGCACCCTTTGAGCGCAGGCCATTAAAGAGGAGGCCACAAAGTGAATGCGCAAGAGGCCAAGAGCTTCAATGGCTATAGTATGACGAATGCCATGATACTCACCGGTGCTGCTGCCAAACGTGGCTGCCAATGCAAACCATACGAAGACTGGTTTACCTACAAACGCTGGCAAGCGCAAGGCTGCCAAGTGAAACGTGGCGAGCATGGAGTGAGATTGTCCACGTTTGTCACAATGACCAAAACAGACGAGGAGGGTAACAAAGAGATTATCGGCAGACGACCCTGGACAAGTGTTGTGTTTTGTCGATGTCAAGTAGAGGAGGCCACAAAGTGAGACGCAAACACTATCACGTTTTGGTAGGATTGCCAGGATGTATGCCAGATAGCAATGACGTATGCCAAACGCAGGCAGAAGCCCAAGACTGCGCGCAGTGGTGGGCCCAGCAATATCGGGAAGACTGGAATCCTGATACCGACAAAAGTTACTACAAAGTGCTAGGCAACAAACGTATGGGCTATGCAGTCATTCGACGCAATCAGTCAGACTATGCTATGCCGATCCTGATCAGCATCAATGACTGCCATGAGGAGGAGTGCTTTTGTGACCTATCTGGTGAATTGATCAGTGACTGGTTAGGTACTGGGCAGGCATAGAGGAGGCCAAAACAGAATATCCGAGGCCACGCCAGCCTCGGAGCCAGCCTAGAAGATCGCTTCTGGGCTGACGCGGAGGCTGGGATACCATAAGGGAGGCATCATGGGCAAACTCTATCACCTACGTATGGGCAAGCAATGTCTCGGGCTACAGTGTGATGTCGTGGAGGTGTTTGAAACTCCAGGCCAAAGGGGGCGCATCACGTTTCGACGGTGCGGCGGGGAAGCCTGGTATAGCCACGATCTGCCAAGCGGCGGAACGCAGCGCCTATGTGCCCGTCATGCTGGAGATCATCCCATCGAGGAGGGCTCATAATGAGAATGGTCTACATTCCTAGTTATGAGAAGTGGGTGACTTTGGGTCAATACCTCAAGGCGGTGAAACGCGCCAAGGCAAACCCGAAGGCAACTTTTCCACGAGGGCTCACCACTTGGTGGCCGACGACAGGGGCGGAGATTATGCGACAATTTATGCGGGGTCTGCATGACCGCATCAATCAGGCAATCCCGTATGCAAAACGTGGTCAATTGACATAAGGGCCAACCATTGGGCAAAAGGAGGGCAACATGACGAAGACGGCGGAAACACTTAAGGCGATGCTCGTGGAAAATACGGGCACTCACATGCTCGATTCTGGCGGGGCGTATGGGCGGAGTTGGCAGCAAAACAAGGGGCGCGACTTTGCCGCAGAGCCAGCGGCCACGATCACTGTAGAGGAGGGATATATTGACATAAGGCGTTCGACGTTTCACTTTCTCAACGAATGCCTCGAATTCGACGAAACTTTGAACGCCCGATTTTTGGCGTTCAACAAAAAGCGAGACCCTGGAGATCAAATCCCCTGGCTGACGCAGATGGAAGAATTCGCCGATAGCATCGAAGCGTCGGGCATCTACGGCGAAGGCGCTCCAGTGACGGTAAACACCTACAATCATGACAGCCTCCTCGACCAAGTGATACAATACGTCTACTTTGAGATCGACGAACAAGGTTACGTATTATTGCAGGTTCATGGAGGCTGTGATGTCCGAGGGGGATACACTGCGCCGAAGGCGTTTCGGTGCAACATCGAGGATTCTCAATCGATCTTCAGCGATGGCGACGCGACCATAACCTGTAAAGGCGGGGATCACAGGTGGTATGTCCAGGAGGGTGACTGGGACACCGATCACCAAGATGACGCCGAGACACGCGGACTCGACAAATTCCCGATCATTGCGGAAGAGATCAAATATCACAAAGTCCATGAAGACGGCAAAATCGCCAAAGGCGCTCCATTCGGTGTGATCTGGCAAGACGCACAGGGGGTTCATTGCCCACTTTGCGGTGAGATATTGGAGGTATGGTAAAATGGCACAAAGAGTGATCCCATGCCGTTGTCCATCTTGCAAGGCGATATCACCATTCGTGACCGCAGAGGAAAGTAACGGGGAGTGGCGATTTGCGCTGATACTTTCCTGCCCAAAGTGCAGAGCAATATTCTCAATAACAGAAGTCCTAGCCAACAGAGTAGATCAAGAAGAAGAGGAGGCGTAAAATGCCACGCAACGTGAGGAACTTCTGGATCGAGGCAAAGGTGGACGGGCGCAAAACGCCTATAGCGTTCGGGCCACAGGGCAAGGATGGTGGGTTTGAATTGACGGTACACATGCGTAACAAGGGCGAAGTTGAACGCGTCTTGACCATGAGTGGATGGGTAGCATCGAATGGGATGCTCTGCCTATCTGCGAGGACGGGGGATCTGGCATTAATTGCAAACATCGAACGCAAACGATAAAGGAGGCCAAAAATGTTTTGGTTATGTTACGAAGAGTATCGAAACGGGAGATTATCTCGGAGTTGGGTAGTCGAGGCAGACAAGTCTCCAGACGCGGAAGACAAAAACGGAGAGCGTCCGTATCCGTTCAACGGAATGGGTGGCCATATAGCGGCCTCCTATGACACGGAAGAAGAAGCCTACGAAGACCAAGAAACTATGTGGAAGATAGAGGAGGGTACGTATGCAGCAGTATAAGGTCTACGTCGTGGGCCATATCTGGTGGCCTAATGGGTTTCACAGTGGGGGGTACGAATTCGACGCCGAAGACGACGAAAGCGCCATAAGGCGAATCGACACAGTTGCTGGCGACTTTTCAGTGGTCACAGACTTTGCCCTTTTCAGGTGCGAAAGTTGCCCGACGTGTGGCTGCCTGACGATCTGGCATTGTATCCACGAATTCGAGGAAGAGGGCGCTGCTGTATTTTCAGAGTGTATGGCGTAAAGGAGGGCTGAGATGGGCTGGGAATTAATAGCACTTTCAGAGGTACGCAGTGCGCGTAGATACGCTAACAAGTTGCGGGACAGCACCAAGAACTTACAATACAGCTTGGGTAGTTTGGGGGGCTTTGACGATGAACGCACATCGCTAGAAGAGGGTATCACAGCGCTCGAGGACATAATCAAAGACCTGTTCGAGCTTGAGGGGGGACTTTCGCGTACAAAATAAATACTGGCTTGAAGAACAAAGAAACACCATGAACGACAAAAAAGACTACTTTACCGATTATATAGATGACCCATATGTGTCCCAGACGGCCAATAAGAACCACACAAGGCAGCAAAGCCAAGTCATTGACTACCTTGACCCTCAAGGACAGGAAACCACAGGGCTAAACTATGCTCTATAGCAACGTTTTCGACGTTTTCGACGCTTTTTAACACAGGAAATAGCCCTTAGTATCAATTCCGTACCTGTCAAGTATTTTAAGAGAAAATCATAGAGAGTGATCTAACGTTTTTATAAAATTAACCTTTAAAAGTCGTCTATCCCGCGAACTTTTGTCCAAAAAGTATACTAAGGGCCATTTCCCGCAATCTACTTGACCATAACGTATACTTAGTTATCACTCTTTTACCACCCTGTGCAGTCCTTATGCCGAAAGGTCGAAAACGCCATCAAACTCAACTCTTTTCATCGGTTATTTGCATATTCCAAAGTCCTGTACAGTTTTTACCTGTCATCCTCTCGTTATGTAAACATATCAAAATTAGCCGTTTTCATCAGTCGTTTACGATATTCTACACCCTGTGCCGTCGTTATGGGTAAAGGTACACAACCGCAAACCAACACACAAAACCCAGATTTGACAAATCATAGCTATTGTGCTACAGTCTGCATATGACGTGGGCGGTATGGGGAATAGTGCCCATTAGAAAAAGAGCGAACATACCTGCGGTGGGGACGCTCTCCGCATAATGTGAGAATTAATAAGATCGCCTGTCGGTGAGAATCCGGCCCCACGCTAGACCTGGACAAGCAAGGAGGAAAGTGAGATGGCCAAGTTTGCACACACCGAAGTACGAACCCCCCTCTATGACAGGTCTTGGGACAGCCTTGAGGATGTAGTCTCTACATTGGCACACATAATCCAGGAGCTTCGACTTGAGCGCCAAAAGGCTGATCTCATCGTCATAGAGATAGAATGGGAGAAGGACGCTAGGGATGATGAGGCTTTTATGGCGTTTATGGAACGCTACACCCCTGAGCAGTTCTGGCTGCGTTTTGAGCGGAGATAAGCCCGTGGCGCGGGTGACGGTATCAGCAATGACCGCAAGGCGCGTCTACTAGCCTCACCACGCCCGCGCCAGCAAGAGGAGGACACAAGTGGAGATCATTCTATGCCCACAGGACAGGTGGTTTCGCCGCAATTTGCGAGAGCTTCGCAAGGCGAAACTGAGCTATGATCCGGCACAAGTGAAGCCCAAGTTTTTGGTCGTACACCGTGGAGACCAAGCCTTTGTTGGTGACTTTGCCACTGTGTTTCTTGACGCGGAAGGTGCGCCAAATGAGTTTCAGTACCACTGGAAGCACAATGGCATTCAGTGTTGCTTGCTCTCTGAGATCAATGAAGTGCGGGTGTTTTTCTAGACCCTGCGCCAGCAAGAGGAGCCAGCGGGCGAGAAGGAGGCGTGATGGACTATCGCAAGCTGACAAAGTGCCTGATTGCACAGATCCGAGAATTGCAGGGCCAGATGTCTGATCTTCAGGACGAACTCGACGAGGCTTATGATTCTATGGAGACAGTAGGCTCCTATCACGAGGCCCAAAACAGAAGGCTACACGCAGAACTCAGCCAGGCGGAGTGTGAGACGCTGCGTGAGCGCAACAGGAACTCCAGTCGGCAGTTTGAGCGCGACCACGTATTGCGTGACCTGGAAACAGCCCGCCGAAGGGGAGATGAATGGGGACATCGGCGTGCCATGAACCGACTCAGAGACCTTTAGCGAGTAGAAGGAGGCGTGATGCCGAAGACCTGTAGAACGTGCGGGTTCGCTGCTTTGGCCAGAGAGTGTAACCTGCGCCATATCTGGGTCGGTGATACGGAACTCTGTGGAGATCACAAGCCGCGCGAGAAGCCGCTGCTGGTGGACGCGCTTGCTACCACAGCCGAACTTTTGCTAGAGAAGATGGATAATATCGGAGACGGGATGCTATTCAACCTGGACATCCTGGAAGCAAGAGACACCTTGCGGAAATCCCTGGCCCGTTACAAGGAGGAGGTGGGCGATGACGAAGAAACTGAGTGAGAGACTTCCTATGCAACTATCTTGTGAGGAAGGCTGGAAGATGGATGTCGTGGATTTGGCAAATTGGCTCAAGGAACTGGCCCAACAAGTAGAGGCCCTGGAGCCAGAGGACACCGATGCGACCATCCGCAAGTTGCGCGTAGAGAGGCTTGATTTGCGTGTAGAACGTGATGACATAGACCAAAAATGTTCGGAAGTGGAGCATGAGCTTACTGAGGCCAAGAAGGAGTTGGAGTCCTATACCGATTCCGTCAACGCCGACGCCGAGATCGGGCGACTGGTGCGGGGGATGCGACCAGGAGCAAGCTTATACCGCGATCCCAATCGCCTGTCTGTTCTTTGTTGGTGGGGCCTCCATTCCCACCCCTATATCTGCCAAAAGACGGACGACCCCACTGAGGCCCTGCAAGCACTACAGGAGGTGGGTGATGGCGAACTGCCATAACTGTGCTTGGCACGAGCATTTGAGGGATCACTGCGAACTAGAATCGGGCTATCCAAACAGGTGCGATGCATTCAGACGAAAGGGGCCGCCACTCTGGCAATGCATTCTCTGCGTCGCTGCAATCTTGGGCATCTACGTGCTTCTGCTCTGGATGGAGAACGCGCCCGCCGAGGACTTGCGCTTCGTCTTGCTCGCAGTGCCATGTGCGTTGGTGGCCGGATTGTGGGTACGTCGAGTGAGGAGGGAGAGATGAAGTGTCAGGATTGGGTGATACTCGCTTCCGTGGTAGCGTTTGTGCTAGGCATACTCGCTAGCTTTGGGTTTCGGCAGATTGCCGCAAGACTAATCAGGTGGTGGTTTTTCGAATAGGAGGATGAGATGAGCGAGGAACAAGCGTGGAGACGGCAACTCAAAGGCGTTCGGGCATTTGTGGAGACATTGAAAGAGCCAGAAGCTGAGGAAAGAGAGACCATTGCGGGTAAGTTCGCCGAGGCCCTGGGTTGCCTGGAGGATGCGGCCTGCTATCTTCGGGACATCGACAAACAGTATGACGTAATCTATCCCGATGATGAGTGTGAGTATCCTGAGTTGAAGTTCTGGTTCGCTCTTGATGGCGTCATCAAGCCCTTGGAGGCCCTCCAGAAGGGGCTAATGGCCGTCGAGCCGCTTGTGCCCAAGGAGGAAACAGTATGAAACGCCCTATCTGTGTCAAATGCCAAACAGAGTTCCGAAATATCAAGAGTGGAATTGCGGTGATCGATATGTTTTCAGACCCCCCAGAGCCATATCAAGTATGGTTGGCTGACTTATTCGAGTGTCCGACTTGCAAGACACAGATTGTAAGCGGATTTGGGGATAGACTATTGGTACGCCATCACGATGTTGACTTCAAACAACATCTCCGGTTTCTACGAGAAAGATTTGAGGTACGCAATTATGAACACCCAGAGGATGCCAACCCTGTGCCAACGACAAAGAACGAAGCCCTCCAACGGTTGGTAGAAGCCATAGGTCGTCACGAACCAATGGCAAACGATCCTGCCATCATCGACGCCATCAATGCCATTGAGGACATCCTATGTAAAAGGAGCGAATAACATGCCAATCTATCGTTTTGTTGAATCAGGCGTTTTCTCTGTCTTAGTTGAGGTAGAGGCTTCTAACGAAGAAGAGGCCCTCGAACTCATCGAAGACGGTGAGGGCAAGGAAGTAGAATCGCTGGAGTATTATGGTGTTGAATTTGAACTTGTGGAAGTCATATAAGGAGGAGACGTGACTAAGAAAATGATGAATGCAGCGGCGACTCAGGCACTAGCTGACGTAAACACAAGTAAGATGCGTATTCAGGCATTTCAATTTGTTACCCACAAGATGGAACTGGGCACGCGCACGGCGCATTTGAGAAATGCGATTGATACCATCTATCTTGAGCTACAACGACAATTGAATGACGCCCATAGCCGACTGCTCCTGTGGGGGGCAATGTTAGACGGACAAACGAAACATATAGCGCGAAGGCTGGCCTACAAACGCTTCCTGCGTGAAGGTATGGCCATCATGCAATACTTGGAGCCAGATGCTGCCTCGCCGTTTCGATATTCCGTTGCCAACTATGAGGAATTTCGGGCCGAGTTAGATACACTCAAGGCCGAGATCGCAGCCGAAGATAGCGAGGAGGGGACGGGGTGGTAACAAACAAGCCCAAGCAAGGTCTCGACGCGGCTGGCTTCCTGCTGCTGGCTGAAGGGCATTTGGTGAAAGCCAGAGAGGACTTAAGGAAGAATTGGTCGCTGAGTAAGGTTTCCGTAATTGGCTTGATAGGAGTAGCTATTACGGCCATTAGCATTAGCCTGAAGCTGTTGATGCAAGAGAAGGAGGAGCTATGCAAGCTATAGAGGAGCTGTGCGAGGCTTTGAGCCACTTGGCATATGCAAGAGAAAATCTGGCAAATACACCGAAGACCCGAAGAATCGCTTGGGCATGCCTGCAAAGCCGCTTCGCCGATAGTTCTATCAGGCGCGCCCTGAAGCTACTCAAGGAGGAAAACGAGAGGCCATGACACTCGATTGGTTTTGTCTGCATTGTCTTCATCGCTTCACACATCAGTTTACGCGATGTCCAAATTGCGGCTGGTTGGCAGTTATAATCTATTCACCAGAGGAGGAGCCATGCAAGCTATAAAGGAGCTGGAGAAGGCCCTGGAGCACTTGGTGAAAGCCCACGAGTTGCTGTCTGAACAGACACCCAAGTCTGGTGAGGAAGCGCCTGAATATAAAACAGGATGGGCCATCCATTGGACTAAACATGCGATAAGAAAACTCAAATGGCAAGAAAAGAAGTAATTACAATGAAAGGCATCCAAGTTGGTGATGTATTGATACAACGCTCATTCCAGACATTGTGGGCGGTGGTTGAGATGGAGCCTGATCTTCAAATTCGCTTGGCACTATGAGGAGGAAACATGCCAATCCCAGTAGATTTCGTCGGCACAGTGTCAAAGGGTTCTATTAACAATGAAGACCTCATCAAGACTTTCATGGCTTTCCTCGACTATTATTGGCCTGTACGAGCAGAGGATTTCCGTTGGGAATTCTCTGAAGTTTTCGACTCTTTGAAGAAGCCCACTCATTGGACTGAGGACGGCTGGAAGCCACCAGAATATATCAATGAGCTTGCAGCACACCTCATCTATGGAGAGATTTGGGATGCCTTAAATGAGTTGGCCCCGAACGGGTATCAGTTCTGTGAAAACCCAAAAGACTTTACCGACTTTGGCTATTGGGAGGTAAAAGGAGGCTGAAATGGGATACTACACCGATTATGAAATGGTTCCAGCTAGACATCGTTGTGAGTGTTCTTATGCAACATATCTAGCGATTGGAGAATTCACTGAAGCCACGAAAGTCGATGGTTGGTCGTATTTAAGTGATGTTTGGCGTGGTGCAGGTGCTGGACTTACATGGTATAACCACCGTGAGGACATGGTTAAGCTCTCTGCCGCTTTTCCCGATGTACTATTTACCTTATGGGGTCGTGGTGATGAGTCAGATGACTTGTGGAAACAATATTTCCTCGGTGGTAAATGTCAGGTGGCAGAGGCGATCATCACTTATCCCGACTTTGATGAAGGAGAATTAAAAGATGTCAACCTTACCTGAATTAGTGATGGAAGTTACTCAAAGGTTACATGAGGAAGTTGATCGAACTCTCGATTCACACGCCTTCGACGTAGACGGCACTTTCAACGATTTCATCGAGTATGTGATTCCCCGAAGAAGTAGAACATTGATGAATCTCGCTGCGAAACATCTATTTCTCGCAACTCGTAATGTAGATGGGAAAGTCACACCCACACCTGCAACATTGGTTTATGACAACTTATATGACTTTCTCTTGGGTGTTTTGCAGAAAGAATTTGACTCTTTAGGAAGATTGTGTCCATCTTGCTATGGCGAGGGAGTTCTTCACGCTGACGGAGTTCCGCCTATTGGCTGTCGTAAGTGCTGGGGTAGTGGAGAAATTGAGTAGCACGTGCAAAGATATGGCTCTCTTTTGCGATCAACATTTAGGAGGAAAAATGATCCTAAAATGCCCTAACTGTGACACTGAACTCCGCTTGATGGTCATGCTCACGTTCGTAGATGTTCAAGCCAAGGGCGTGATCGATGAAGGTGGATTGGCCCACTTCGCCTTCGGGAACACAGGTGTTAGGGCGAGAGACAAAGTAGACTCCATCTATTGTCCGAATCCTGATTGTGACTGGACTTTCGGCGACCCGTGGGAATTTTTAAACTTGGAAGTAAAGAATAATGAGTAAGCTTGAAGCAGCTTTGCGAGACCTTTATTATTTTCGGCGTGATCCAAGAATTCTGATGATTGAATCTTTCCAGAAAGAGCCTCATACCTATGTAAAAGTAGCCATCAACGACGGCAAGCATGACATAATAATACAGGAGATAGCAACATATCCCTTTGCCTTTCGTGGTCACGAAAAGGAAGCAATGGTAGCTGCTATGCAGAATGTTCTCAAAAAAGCAGCCGATATTATTATAGAGCAAACACTCGCGCCAGTGATTGCAGAGTTTTCTAGTGCCCCTGTGTGACAGGTGCGGTCGAGAATTCGTCGATTTCTGCAAGCCTTGTGCAGCGCAAGTAGTAGTGCGCAATCTCAAGCACAAAGGCTCATTACGTGGTGTAGTCAAGAGTCCAAAGCAAAGTAGACAGGCGCGGGCTAAAGCTTTGATCGAGTTAGATGATCCTGAGTTGGCTATCAAAGTAGCTCTCACAGATAATGATATGCACTTACGCAGGGCGGCTTTGATGCTTGTCAGAGATAAAGGAATCTTGATGGAGGTCGCTTACACCGATGAAGACTGGCGAGTTAGAGAGACTGCGATTCGTTGTCTAAGAGATAAAGACTTACTCAAGGAAGTTATGCGTGATTTCGCAAAGGAGAGCACCAATTATAGGTTCGCGCAGGAGTGTTTAGCGAATTTGACAAATCGTTGATATTGTGCTAGTATATGGTCAGCTTCCAAGGCTGTTGTGTCTCTTGGGCCAGGGTGCCTCGGCTGGCAACCCAGGTGTGCTAACCTGGGCGAGGCAGGACATTTAGGGTTCGGAGCGGTTCTTGGCTTCCTCAAGGGCCGCTCTGAGCAAAGGAGAAATTAATTATGGGCATTCGATACATTCTTACAGTAACGTGTCCTCAATGCGGATTTGAGGACGATGACGTTCCATTTGCTCCAACCTGCGACTTCGTGGATTGGAAATGTCCCGAATGTGGTTTCGTCGTTGACTTATATGGGTTGACTGGAATCACCTATGAGGATGCCTCCAGTGCTAAGGAAATCGCCGAAATCTGTTCTCGATTTGGTTCGGCAGACGAAATTCTAAAGGGGGGATGTCCCTTCGACTTATCTGTATACTGTGGAAAGTGCCCAGCCGGAAAGGCTAACGATGACAAAACTGAGTAAGCGAATGCCAGATACGAATTATGTAGCAGGAATGGGAGAGTGGCTCAAAAAGTTGGCTGAATACGTCGAATTCATTGATCGACGTGAACAAGGATTACGTGAAGAAGCAGCTTGGAAAAAGAAAACTGAAAAAGCTGGGATTGAATACGAACCACAAACCTACGACGAAGCCATAGCATTATGTAAAGGTTGGCCGCGTGCGGCGTTTGGTTATGACATTTCTTGGGAGAAAGATAAGTGGCCTGAGTTATGGAAGGAAATGATCGAAGCTAGATGCAAAGGAATTTTGTATTTAGATGAAGATAGCTGGGTATTCAGTTTTCCGTCTTATTTACATAAAGATGTAATGATGTCCGCTTTTCCTTCTTTCAAATTTAGAGGTTCCACACCTGGTCGTGCTGTTTGTCGGACTTATATATGTTGCCAAGGCCATGCTGACTGGGCTGAGAGGTTGTCTAAAGATGACTGAAGTTCCGAGTTACACCAAAGTATTGACTCTAGGGGCACAGGGCACAGAGCGCGCCTTGATAGGGCCAGTAGTCGTCCAGGAAAAGGTGGATGGTTCTCAATTTTCCTTCGGTGTTGATGCTAATGGCCATATCGCCTGCCGTAGCCATCATAAACAACTTTTGTTGGATGCACCTACTAAAATGTTTGCACCCGCTGTGGAGCACATTTTAGAAATCAAAGAATGCTTGCAAGAGCTTTGTGTTGGTTGGACCAACTGTTGGTTCTATTGTGAGTATCTACAGAAGCCTAAGCATAATACTCTCGCTTATGCAAGAGTGCCGTATAATCACCTGGCACTCTTTGATGCGAATATCGATGGAAATTGGATTGCAAACTTGAAATGGTATGCAAATCAGTTAGAAATTGACATAGTGCCTGAACTCCATCGTGGAGAAATTACCGTCGATGAACTCAAAGCATTATTGACAACGCCAAGTTTTTTAGGTGGCCAGACGGTAGAGGGTTTAGTAATCAAGAACTATAACGAATTAATCGCCATCGGTGGACATACCTACCCCGTGTTTTGCAAGCTCGTCAATGAAGAATTCAAGGAGCGTCATCAGAAGGATTGGAAGAAGCGTAGCTCCAAAGGGAAGTTGGAAGATTACTTAGAATCGTTCCGCGTAGAGGCTCGATGGATTAAGGCCATCCAGCGAATGCGCGAGGAAGGGACTTTAGAATACCAACCTAGAGACATCGGCACTCTAGTCAAGTTGGTGCAAGCAGACATAAGAGAAGAGGAGACAGAAAATATTAAAGAAGAGCTTTACAAGTTATATATAGGAGCTATCACTCGCACAGCCGTTCGTGGACTGGCTGAATGGTATAAAGCACAACTCTTTTCGAGGCAACTGCTGAATGGAGAGGTCGTAGATGTTAGCACCACGGGATGATGCGCCCGTAAAAACCATGACTGAGTATCATCAACGGTATAGTAAAGGGCGGCTTATCTCTTTGGGATGGGAGGCATATTGCAGGGATTGTGGTCGAGGAATAAAGCTGCATACGATAACTCGACAGGCAGTAAGGCAACAATTACTCAGTATAGGATGGCGTCCCGAAAAGATCAAGGGCTATGATCTTGAACAATGGATTTGTCCTAGCTGCCTTCCAACATTTGGATATCAGGAGGCCATCGATGCCAGCACCACTGACTGACGAATGGATTGAGGAGCAATTGAAGCTGTGTGAGGCAGCATCGCAGGGGCCTTGGCGCGATGGCTTTGATGACGGTAGTGGCCGAATCGACGATCACAGTGGAGCATATATCACCTTTGGAAAACTCAATCAGTTTGGGTTGCCTCAATATATCATTGATGGTGGGAACAGCGAATACGACTTTCCAAAAGGCGTCCTAAAACAGGAGAACGTAGACTTTATCATAGCTGCTCGTGCGGGCTACCCTAAAGTGTTAGAAAGACTTAGGATTTTGCAGAAAGTAATAGATAATATAGCCGCCTATACAGAGGCTCGGCAGTTTCAATCTTATTGTGAAATGATTTTTTCCGCATTAAGTAAATTCCGTACTGATAATTCCATATTAATATAAATAGAGGAGACAAAGTATGAAAAGAATACTACAACGAATGATCGGCGTAGACATCGAGAGTTGGGAGAAAACTGGGCAACTAGTTGAAGAGGGAAGAGTCAGGTCGCGGGCAGGATTCATTCGAGACGCGCATATGAAATATCTAGGGGAATTTCTTGTATATGATTCATTGAGCGTCGAGGAAAAACGTGCTATTCTAGTCAAGGAATTAGAGGAACTCTTAGAGCGGTTGAAAATGCTGGCTTTATAAAGGGGTGAACTGAAGATGTCTGAGAAAACTGACATTGAGTGGCAGAGTCTGAACGTCCGCATCGCACGGAAGATTATGGGGTGGTTCAAATGGGATGAACTGCCAGCGGAAGCCCGCAAAGCATACTGGGCGATAATGGAAGAGGAGCCAGGCGACTGGACTCTGGGTTACTGCCATGAGAAATGGTGGTTCCTTGATGACTCTGATTGTCCCGACTGGGAGTATTCAATCGAAGAGTGGCAGCCCCACAACGATTTGACCCAGGCGATAAAGGCACGTGATCGTATTGCCTCATGGGGATTTGATTGGTGCATCTCTCGATGGGCAGGGGCTCCGCAGATACAGGTATTATTTATGCGTGGCGCAGAACATTACGACGGCTATGCTGATACAGATGCTAAAGCTGTCTGTTTAGCAATCGAGAATTTCAGGGAGGCGAACTGTTAATAGCAACCAGAATCGCTGATTCCTTCTTTGCCATTTGCGAAGCACGTGCTTTGAGACCGTGTTTTGTTGCTTCTCACTTAGTGACGGAGCACTCGTTCGTTTTAGACCCTGACTTGATCAAACCTTGGAAGCGTCTATTATCTCCAAGCTGTCGGGAATTGCAACTTTCAAGAAACGCACGCGAGACGGTTCGTGATCTATCTATCTTATATGAATGCTCTAAGCAAGTCATCTTGACTACCTTGATTCAACAACATCTGCCTGTTTTAGAATTTTCCTTAGTGGCCTACCCAGTCTTAGAAAAGCTTTCACACAGCCCATTTAGATCGGATGTAGGCATTTACATAGACATTTACGAAGTTCTTACCAATCTAGCAAGACAAGAAAAGGTCTCTCGTTCTAAGTTAGCTGGAGCCATATTCAGTTCTTTAGATAGAGATACCGTCTTTGGAATTGCTGTGTCACCGAGGTTTCGGACTTATACAAAGCAGCTACACGATACGGCTGTGCCACTAAAGATTCCTGAGTCGTTCTATATCATTCTTAGAGAGACGAAGGATCGATATAAAACTGCAATGTGTTCCTTGGCCTCTTTCATCCTTTACGAGGAATTCGAGAACACAGAGTCGATTGAGTTGAAAACAGATTGGCGTAGCCTTTTGTGCAACTTATAGTCTTAATTATACTCTTGACCGGACTATGGATTTCCTTTGTCCTGCCATGTATTTTATCAAAGATAGAGAGACCTGCGATGAACCTAGAGGCGCTAAAGCTAGAACTAGAGCCAAAGATAGAACTAAAGATCGACGGACCAGATTTCTATGAATATGTAGATGGGGATCAGATTGTCAGAGCGGAGAAAGGATCGGTGATGTATATGATAATCCATCAAAGTTTGAATCGAAGGAGATAATATGACTATTAGAGACGATGTAATCCAGCGTTTGTTGAAAATCCCTGATGAAATCGAAGCTGCCGAGCAGCATTGTATTGATGGGCAAGTACACTTAGCTGAGATAAAACGTGTTAACGTAGAATCAGCACGGCGGGCTTTACAGCGAGCAGAATTTGAGGCCAGTGCTTTAGCTTATGGCTTGGATGATCCTGAATCGGCGAAAGTGAGGGGACGCAACGCAGAGATTCGAAAGATTGAACTTGGTCGATTTTTGTGTCAAAACAGAGGAGTAATCGCTGCACAACGGATAGTAAATTTAGCAGCAAAAGACATTACTATAGCAGAGGCTGACTTAGCAAGGTTAGAAGCAAGATTACATGGGAGGCAGAATCAATTGAGAGCTGATATAGCTCTCGCACAACTCTTAGGAGGAAGAGATGACTGAATTGGTTGTACAGGGAGAGCAGTTGCCAGATATTCCAGAGATCCCTGAAGATCTCGTCGGAGCTGGTATGGAGGACTTTGAGAGGGCAGATTTGATAATCCCTCGTTATATGAGGAGGGAGTCTCTTTCAAAGATCACTGAGGGTGAGTTGGGTTGGTTCATCAACAACGTCACCAGAAGCGCAAAGGAGGAAATCAAGGCAGTATTGTTGCGATTCACTCATGGTAGAGCTATGTTTGATTCGAAAGGCAATCTTATGTGCTCCAGCGACAACGCCCATACTCCAAGGGAGCGGTTTGCTGGCGAGTATGCTAAAACTTGTGCCGAGTGTGAACACGCCAACTGGGGCAAGGATCGAACCAGGCCAAAGTGCCCGATCATGTATAACTTCCTCTGTTGGGACTTGGAGGAGGATACTCCCTTCATGTTGTCTATGCGCGGTATGAGCGTTAGACACGCGAAGAGAGTTCTGAGCGAATTCAAGCTTCGCTTCAAGTCTGTCCTCTTTGCCAGACCTGTGACGATTTCCTCGATTGGCCCGATCACAGGGGACATTGGCAGTTGGCACGAAACGGTGATTGCCGTCGATGAAGAAGCTGCTAAGACGTATGATTGGCGGCCTTTTTACCAGAAATTCCTCGAACTCCAAGAATTCCAAGTCACTGCAGAGGCCGAAGAGATCACTGAGACTGATGAAGAGGCAGAGTCAATCGAAGAGGAGGAAGGTGAGGATATTCCAGTGTAGTTTGACGGCTAGTTCTTTTTGTGCTACCATAGTATGCAACCCTCGTTGACGAGGTGGGATGGCCTCCACCCCTCACGGTGAATGCGGCGTAACCACCGTGTTGAAGTTCGCTGCAACAATATACTAAGCAACGAGGGTTTGCCTTCTAAAATATGGAGATAGGGAGATTCTATGGATCATGCTGAGGCATTGGAGACCTCCGAAGCAAAGTTAATGATGCTCCACGAGATTATGTGGGAGACCGACGCTTACATAATGGGTGGGAAGCTGGAAGATATTCCGAGACCTCACATCCGTAAGTGGCCCACCAGCAAACAACGTCGGATCGTAGATGTCAGGTTCGCGGACTATAAATGGAGAGGCTACCAGCACATCTACGTGGACATCGTGGAGGAGTTCAACTACCTCTGGGACATGCAGACCAACTGGCCGCATAATGGGAAAGGATGTTGGAGGGAGGCATTCGATGACTTTGATGGTCAAGGACGCACATTCCATAAGCGCTTCAACCAGCGGTTGGAGGCGGAAGCTTATGCTAGGGAAGTCTGCATTGAGAACTTTTCGTCTGAGACCCACGAAATCCTCAGAAATTGTTCGCCCGTAGAAACTGACTTCTATTACAGACGTGAAGGTGACTGATGATTTTGGTGCAGGCGGAGTCGTCTGACCGCTGCCCATCGACATCGGCCATAAGAGAGGAGCATAGATGTTGGCACAAAAGGCAACATCAATACGACCCAACCAGTTGACTCTGGCAATGCAGGAAGCTATTCTCATGATAGGATTCGGCGTCTCCGCTGGCCCAGATGGTTACTACTCCCTCGACGATCCAGGCGAACGATTAAATCTGCGCAGTGCAGAGGCATTAGCCAGACGTGGTTTGATCTACTACTTCATCAGCGGCGGGGCTCCTATGCGCGGGAACCTGAGACTGACGCCAATTGGTGAAGCGTTGTTCGAAGAAATCCGCGAACTGCACTACACAGCAAGAAAACCGTCACTCTTCTAAATGAGATAAAATTTGCTCCTCGAAAATATATTCGCCGACCTGAAAACCAACGAACAAATCTTGGTCACTCATCGACCCTCCGCAGAGAAAGGTCTTCTGCCTGGGACTTTAGTGAACGACGTTGTAAGTGCCCTTGCTTATCAAGATCAATACAAAGACTGCTGTTGCTTTTTTGGCGTAGCTCCTCGTATCAGGGGCCAAAAAGAGGTGATTAGCAGGGTCACTTGTGTATGGGCCGATGTAGACGATAAAGATTTTGGCTCATCGGAAAGTGCCAAGACAGCCATCCAAGAAGTCCCTGCACTTCCTACCTGTATTATTTCCAGCGGCCACGGTTTCCATGCTTATTGGAAATTACAAACTGCAGTAACCCCTAAAAGGGCGCAAGAGATCATGCGTGCTTTCTGCAACGCCATCGGATCAGACCCAACGCATCATGCAGGATGGCGTTTGCGCATTCCAGGAAGTATAAACTTTAAGGAACCCGATCAGCCAATCCCTGTAAAAGTCATCGAATTCAACGAGCATCTAGCCTACGACTCCAACGATCTTTTGAGACTTTGCAAAGTTGTACAAAAAAGCAAGGACATGATGTGGTCTACAGAACTCCACAACAAAAAACTCTGGGAGTATCGTTCTCGCAGCGAACGCGATCTAGCCGTAATAATGGAGTTAGTAAGGTGCAAGATCTCCGACGCTGGGATAGAGCAACTATGTTTATCGCTTCCGTTTGGTGAAAGAATCCAAGAAGACGGTGGCCTCCGACTTTTACACAACTACGATCTTCCAAAGGCGAAGGATCGTGCAAATCGAATACTCTCAACAAGTTTTCAAGAAAGTGCAAGTCACTGCTATTGGTACATCACAGATACCAAACGTAAAAAAGTAAGTACGTTCGTGATAAAACCAAAAAAGCTCCTAAGATCAGTCGAAAGCGGCGAAGATATAATTTTTGGTGGTGTGCAATCGCTCGATGGAGAAGTCGCTAGTCAAGCATTTCCTCGATCAGTATTCAATTCGACGATGAACTTTCTAAAACAGACAAAAAATGCTTCCTGGCAATGGTTGGGGACAGACTTTGAGATACGTAGCCTTCTTCCAGCACTCATGGAGCGTCTTAGGGAGGATGATGCGCCCACAGCTTATGGAACTCAAATTTTAGGAAGGCAAAAAGATTTTTGGGTCACACAAAATATGACCTTCGACGCTAAAAGATTATACGAGGGCGATGATACTCCTTATGTCTACATCCCTACAGGCCGCAATCCACCCAAGCTGACTTATGAGTTCCCTGATTCGGCGAAGTATACAAAGTTGATACAAAATATCTGCAAGTATCTACCAAGGATAAATCATGCCGATGTAATGACTACTATCATTGGGTGGTTTTTTGCAGCCCCATTAGCTACGGTCTTTAGAGAGGCTAAGATTCATTTCCCACACCTAAATATCGTAGGAACCACTGGCAGCGGTAAGACAACTACTGTAGAGAGCATATTCTTGCCTTTATTTGGCTATGATCCTCCAACGGCTTACTCTTATCACATGACAAGGTTTAGTTTAATTTCTTTATTCAGTTCTACCAACGCAGTCCCAATCTCCTTTGGTGACTACAGAGCCATAAGTCGTTCTCAACGACACGCTGATTTCCTCGATATACTGCGTACTGCATATGACTGGCAGGTAGATGTACGAGGGAGGTCAGATCAAACAACGACAGAGTATCCACTCATTGCCCCTGTGTGTGTCGATGGTGAAGATGCTTTGGACGATACTACAGGCGCTATCAAAGAACGTGCTTTAATTGTATATCTTCATCCAGACACTATCAAAGAGGGCAGTCCTCGTTATAAAGCTATGCAGACGTTGATCAAATATCCTTTGAGACTCTTCGCAGGTAGGTATATCCAATTTACTTTGGAATACAAACAAAAGGAGATTTCTGAAATGTTCGATGATGCTATGTCTGAGTTGTTTACGGTGTTTCCAGAAGTCCTACCAGACAGATTGCGAAAAAATCTCGCCGTCGCTGTAGTAGGAATCAAGTCATATAATGAATTCGCTAGGAGATATGGGGCAAAGATGATAAATTGGGATAGAGCGGACTTTATGGCTACTCTAGACAACATCATGTTGAAGACAGTCACAGGGGGTACACGAATTGCGGTGGATAGTTTCGTCGAAGACGTGGTAAACTACGTGTCCTTGCGTAGCAGTCCAGAGCGGTTTAAGTGGCTTTATGACGATGAAGCAAATATCCTCTGGATACAAATTTATGCAGCGTGGGGTTGGTGGAAGACAGAGCGATCTCGACAGGGACGTGGCAGCATGGAATACAAGTCTATCGTGATTCAATTAGAGGAGCGTCAGAAGAAGTATGTGATCGGAACTAAGGCTATACCCATCTCTGGTGAGATGCGCAGATGCACTGGCATCCATCTAGGACGCTGTTTCAAGTGTGGATTAGAAGTACCCGATAGACTCTCGTTACACGAAGAAATCGGTGACATCGGAGAGGATTACACATGAGAGGAGGGATTAATGGAAGAGTGGGGCATTTGGGATGGTGGTGAATGGTGGACCGACAAAAATGGCTTAGTTTTTCATACCACTGCAAAAGAGGTGGCTCTAGCTCAATTAGACTATATCTGGGAGCATTGGTTAACCAGAGATGGCGTGGGGCATTTCTCGGTCAAGTCTTTCCAAACAGGAGAAGTGATTCGGATTGTACACCCTGGATTGGCCCATGCAAAGTGGGAATATCGAGTGGCTATGGAACATAGGAGGATGTGATATGCAAACACCAACTATATTAAGAGTCAGCTTGGAGCCTTTCAGCCCAGCCTGCGGCGGGGGTTTGGAAATGCAGGAGGATGTTTGGACGGTGTATGATATAAACACCAACAAACCCATAGGCTTTGCATTGCTCTGCCCGTGGTGTGGAAAGGCGTTGAAGACTTCAGAAGTCGGTTGGCGAGAGAGGAAAGAGGAGGAACGATGACTTGGAAAGATCTTTGGCTTCCCTTAGCAAACGTAATTATGTTCTTTGTATTGTTTGGGAGTGCTCAATTTATCAGTGATAGTAATCCTGAAGAAGCTACGAGGCGTAGAATTCATGCTTTATGTTGGCTCAACTTAGGCTTTTTATTACTAGCGATTGCGGTTCTCAGTCACTTGGGAATAATCATTCCTGTTGGAGTTATACCGTGACTGACTGCGCCTCCTGCCCACTTCAAGGTCAGAAACTCGTCTACGGGAATGGACCTGATAAGCCGCGTTACGTCGTAGTCGGTGAAGGCCCTGGGCGTGAGGAAGATAGGCAGGGTAAGGTCTTTGTGGGCGCAAGTGGTCAGCTTCTCCACAGGGCTATCAAACTCGCTGGTTTGACTGATATTTTCTTCACTAATACAACGTTTTGTTATCCAACTGATACGAAATATAAAGTCCCTGCCGCTCATTGTTGCCGTGAGCGTTTGATACAAGAGATTCGAGAACACGAGCCTGAACTGATCATCACTCTGGGAGCCATTGCTACAGATATTCTATTAGGTAAGGAGGCTGGAATCACCTTGCGTCGTGGTCGCGTATCTTACTCTGAAGAACTAGGGGTTGAAGTCTTACCTGCTATTCATCCTGCCGCTGTGCTTCGTGATATAAATTACTATAGAGACGTTTTGTTTGATTTGAAGAAGGCACGTTTTTGGTTTATGCCTTCCTATCGTAGTAGTTACGATTTATCTCAACCAGATGTCGATTGGTCTATCGTCGATGATCCAAAGCAAGTATTCGATGCTTTATCGAATTCACCGATGGCTGTCTTCGATATTGAAACTTCCAGTCTTGATCCCCTAGACTGCGAGATCCTCTGTGGCGTCGTAGCTACTAAAGAAAGCATCTTGGTTCTTTCAAAGACTCTAGCCAACAACGTTTCCTTTATGACTTCATTGGCTGAGTACGATACGTGTTGGATTGGGCACAACTTTAAGTTCGACCGCAAAGTATTGAAGGCACGCCTTGGCGTAGATTTCCAATTCGATTTCGATACTATGTTAGCTCATTACATCCTCGATGAGCGCACTAAGAAACGTAAGGGTAATCACGGCTTGAAGCATCTTGCAAGAGTTTATTTGAATGCCCACGACTGGGATGTGAAGCTCCCCAGAAAAAAGAGTTATGCTGATTTGTCACAGGAGGTGCTTTATAAGTATACTATGTGGGACGGTTTCTATACGTATAGATTGGCAGAATACTTTATAAAAGCCCTTGAAAGATATCCTAAGCAACGAGCTGTTGTGGATAATATCTTAGTACCACTTGCAAATGTCTTGGCAGATGTGGAGCTCTTTGGTACTAGAATCGATCTTGCCGAGGTGCAACGAGTCGATGAACAACTCGGCGGTGAGTTAGAACAGCTACGAATCTATCTTAGAGAATTGGCTGGACACGAATTCAATCCTAACAGCACCCAACAACTGGCAAAGATTTTGTTTGATGAATTCAAACTACCACAAATCAAGAAACGTTCCACTGACAAAGAAGTATTGGCTAAACTCAAAGGACATCCTTTTGTAGAGGAGTTACTTAAATATCGCAAATTGAAAAAGTTACACTCCACCTATGTTGTTTCTCTGGCAAAGGATGCACACAGTGGCAGGGTACACACGCAATTTCATATTCCTGGCACAGTCACAGGACGATTGAGTTCCAGAGGGCCAAACTTACAAAATCAGCCTGCTGATACACCACTTATTCGTAACTTCTTTGTCGCTGATGAAGGTATGAAACTTATTTATGCTGACTTGTCTCAAGCAGAATTTAGAGTGATGGCCATCTTATCTGGCGATCCCTTCCTAATAAATACATATAAAAAGGGCGGGGATCTCCATGATGAGATGGCCAAAACTCTCTTCGGCCCAGACTTCAATCCTGTGGAACGAGGGATAGCTAAATCCTGTAATTTTGGATTAGCCTATGGTATGGGTATAAAACGTATGGTAACTAATGTCAATGTTCCTGGTGTTGACTACTATCAAGCTGAACGAATTGTCCGAGAATACTTTACTAGAATTCCTCGTTTTGTACGCTGGCGCGAGGAAATCCAAAATAGGATCATCAAAGACCGTTATTTAGAGACTTCTCTGGGTAGGCGTAGGCGTTTTCCCTACATATCCAGAAGATTCAGAGGAGAAGTCTTTCGTCAAGGAATCAACTTCTTACCTCAATCAATCGCTAGCGACATTACCGTGCTTTCTTTGATAAAGATCGCGCAAAAAACTCAAGTATTACTTACCGTCCACGACTCAATATTATGTCAAGCACCCAAGGAGATCGCACAAGAGATAGTTACTGAGATCGCTGAAATCATGCAAACTACAGCAGCAGAAGTCTGCGGTGACAGAATACCATTTTTAGTTAGCATCGCCGTCGGCGATAGATGGGGGGAATTAGATGTCTAAACTTATGCCAAACTTAGTCGAGGCAAATTGTGGAAGCTGTGCTCACTGTGAGCGACTTTACTATGAAGACTTTATGGGATTTCTTCTGGAGACTGCTTCCGCTGATAGAAAACAGCTTGCTTTGGGGCGTTGTATTTCCAAAAATTTATTGGTGACATTAGTGAGTTCCTGCAAGGAATGGAAAGATACAATATGAACAATATACAACTTTATCACGGTGACTGCTTAGAAGTGATGAAGATGCTGCCTGATGCCTCTGTGGACGCAGTAATAACTGATCCTCCATATCTACGAAAGTATCTTCCACTATATGGTCTGATGGCGGCAGAATTACCAAGACTACTCAAACGAGGAGGTAGTTTATTGGCAATAGTGCCCCACTATGCAATGCCAGAAGTTTTAACTATGGTAGGACGGTATCTCAAATATCGCTGGATATGTTGTATGTGGCAGATGGTTGGGAATCATCCGCGTATGGCGATGGGAATAGAAGTAATATGGAAACCTATAGTATGGTGGGTGAATAAAGCATGGCCGCAGAGACGTGGTTTTGTTCGAGATGGCTTTGAGAATGTACAACCTACAAAGTTATTACATAAATGGGAACAGTCTTTGAGTTGGGCTGAGTATTGTTTGCGATTTGTACCAGCGGGAGCCGCTGTGATCGATCCTTTTATGGGTAGCGGAACAACTGGCGTGGCCTGCATCCAAGCGGGGCACAACTTTATCGGTATTGAGATCGATGAGGGATATTTTAACGTCGCCAAGCAACGCATCGAGGAGGCGCAACGAACATGCTAACAACAATCAAAAAACGCGACGGAAGAGTAGTCACATTCAATCAACAAAAGATAACTAATGCTATTTTCAAAGCTGCACAATCAGTCGGCGGCGATGATATGTCGCTTGCAGTGCATAATTCTAACGACGTTCTTCGTGTGCTCAGAGAACGCTTCAACACAAATACGCCTACTGTGGAAGACATCCAAGACGTTGTTGAGGAAATCCTCATCAAAAATGGACACGCCAAGACTGCTAAGGCATATATTCTATACAGGGACTTACACAGAAAGCTCAGGGATGTCCGCGCATTGATAGATGCCAACGAACTTATCAACGGTTACTTGGATAGGACCGATTGGAGAGTACAAGAGAACGCTAATATGGGATATTCCTTACAAGGACTCAATAATCATATATTCACTGAAGTAAACCGCACTTATTGGTTGAATTCTTTGTATCCACGAGAAGCTAGAGACGCACATATCAGTGGTGATTTGCACATCCACGATCTTTATTTGCTCGCGCCATACTGCACAGGATGGGATTTAGAGGACTTGCTTATCATGGGCTTTGGTGGTGCTCCTGGTAAGTTAGAGTGCGCTCCTGCAAAACATCTTTCATCTGCTTTAGGACAGGTGGTGAACTTTTTATACACAGTTCAAGGTGAGGTAGCTGGAGCAATTGCTTTCTCTAATTTCGACACCTTACTCGCTCCTTTTATTTCTTTTGATAGTTTGAGCAAACAAGAGGTGCGACAGCAGCTTCAAGAGTTCATCTTTAATATGAATGTGCCTACACGGGTGGGCTTCCAATCGATATTTTCTAATATCACTTTAGATCTTATCGTACCAGAACATCTAAAAGAGGAAAATATAATCATTGGCGGTGAGGCATATGATGAAGTATACGGAGACTTTCAAGCGGAGATGGACTTACTGAATGAGTGCTTGCTCGAAATTATGTTAGAAGGCGATGCTGCTGGAAAGCCCTTTACTTTCCCTATACCTACAGTGAATATCACCAAAGACTTTGATTGGGACAACCCACGATATAATCCCCTGTGGGAAATCACTCGAAAGTATGGCATTCCTTATTTCGCCAATTTCGTCAATTCCAACCTCTGCCCTGATGATGTGAGAAGTATGTGTTGTCGATTGCAACTTGACATAACCGACCTAATGCGTCGCGCAGGGGGCTTATTTGGTTCAGCCCCTTCAACAGGCTCCATCGGAGTAGTAACGCTAAATCTTGCTAGAATAGGCTATTTGACCAAAAACAAGGAGGAATTTCTTCAACGAGTCGGCGAACTCATGGACGTTGCCAAAGACAGTCTTTTGACTAAACGAAAGATCGTAGAACAATTCACTGAGCAGGGGCTTTATCCCTACTCGAAGCACTACTTAGTTTACACCAAGGAGCGTTTCGGCGGCTGGTGGAGTGGCCATTTCAATACTATAGGCTTGTGTGGTATGAACGAAGCTATGTTAAACCTTTTGAAGAGGGGTTTAGTTTCAGCAGAGGCTAGGAGTTTCTCTAAAGAAGTTTTGGAGTTTATGAATGAGAGACTCTTGCAATATCAAAATGACACAGGGCAATTATTCAACCTCGAAGCCACTCCAGCGGAGAGTACAGCTTATCGCTTCGCTCTTTTAGATAAAGCAGCCTATCCTGATATAATCACCGCTGGAGAAGATACGCCATATTACACGAATAGCACACAGTTACCAGTGAATGCCACCGACGATCTATTTCAGGCACTTGAATGGCAGGATGAAACTTTGCCCTTGTACACAGGTGGAAGTGTCTTTCATGCCTTCTTGGGTGAGCAGATGCCCTCCGCCACCGCTGTGAAGAGTCTCGTGCAGAAGATAGCCACAAAGTTTAGACTTCCCTATTTTACAATAACTCCGACGTTTTCCATCTGCCCGAACCACGGTTATCTGAATGGCGAAAAAGAGGAATGTCCTAACTGTAATGAGAATCCATTGATTTACAGTCGCGTGGTCGGCTATCTGCGGCCTGTGAGTGAATGGAATGCTGGAAAGGTCAGTGAATACAAAGATAGGAGGGTATTTGAGATATGAATCTCTATGAAATTACAACTGGTGGTTGGGGTGAGAGTTATCTGCGAGCCTATGCTTGGGCAGCGTCTGAGGAGCAAACTCTAAAGATGGGAGAGAAAGAATATGGTATGTCCTTTGATACACCCTTTAGTGATAGACGATTATTAATTAAGATCCGTTTGCTTTTCAGTGATGATGCTGAACCATTTTGTACACCATTTAGTGATACTGGATTTGACGATGAGTAATGCACCCAAAATAGGGGCAATTGCACCCAAATCAGGTGCGCCCAGAGGAGGAGCGATGAAACTGACTGAGCCACAGAAGCAGGTGCTGAGGACGATGCTGGAGTTTGACAGCATAATCTCTGTGGTTCCTTGGGGCGGGCGATGGGACATATCGGCGATTCCCGATTTAGAGTATGGACCATTCCGACCGCGTGTCGCGACTCTGCGCGTCCTCAGGCGGCTGGGACTCTTGCACCGCGAGCCTATAGGCGGCCTCGAATTTGAATTCTCCCTCGCCCCCAAGGGCCGCGAGATTGCCGAGGAGTTGCAGGATGAGCCTGGAGGCTCTGCCAGGGGTGTACGAGGTCAATGAGTGCGGGCTTGTCCGACGGGGCAAGCGGATAGGCGGGGCTTGACAGCGAGAAGGAGGACACATGCTGAAGGTAGGTGATCGAGTGAGAATCTGTCTAGGCAGTCATTTCTCTAGGCTACCATCGCGTCTCATTGGGCAGGGGGGAATAATCATATATCTCGAACCGCAGGAATGTGAGTTCCCAATGCAGATAGTGCATATTGATGGCGAAGGCGAGATTGACTGCTATAAGGATGAACTGGAGCTCGTGCTGGCAGGCGAGGAACAAGAGGAAGCTGCTGAACGAGCCCAGGCCAAGACTCTGCTGAACGCGCTAGATGAAATCTGGGGCATATGAGGCCCCGCGCTAACCGTACCCAAATCGGATACGATTGCACCCAAAATGGGTACAGAAAGGGAAGATTATGACAGGAATTTCAATAATTCAAGGTGATGTTATTGAGGTTCTCAAGGATTATCCAGATGAGTCTTTCACCGCTTGTTTCTGTGATCCGCCATATGGCCTCAAATTTATGGGTAAAGAATGGGATCACGGTGTTCCAGCAATTCCTTATTGGGCAGAGGTACTACGTGTGCTCAAGCCTGGCGCAGTGCTCATGGCATTTGGAGGCACGAGAACTTGGCATCGGTTGGGAGTGGCCATTGAGGACGCGGGATTCGAGTTGTTCGATACTATGATGTGGCTTCATGGACAGGGATTTCCGAAATCTCATAGTATTGGGAAAGCGCTGGACAAGGCGGCTGGCGCGGAACGAGAGGTGATAGGGCAAGCAGATCGCAGAAGTGGCCCTGGTCGTCATATGGCTGCCTTGGCTGGACATCGTGGCGAGAGTGTCATCCCAAACATCACTGCACCCGCCACCGACGCCGCCAAGATCTGGGAAGGTTATGGGACTTCCCTTAAGCCCGCCTGGGAGCCAATCCTCCTAGTTCGCAAACCCCGCACCGCGACGTATGCGCAGACTGCGATGGAGCACGGTTCTTCTGCTCTCAACATCGACGGTTGTAGAATTGCCAGTGCCAAACCCCATGTCATCAATACATGGGATGATGGCGCTAAACCTTTTGGTGATGGTGCAGGGCATCCCTTTACAGGTCGTCAACAAAGTGGAAGATGGCCAGCGAATTTGATACTTGACGAAGTAGTGGCGGAGATGCTGGATGCACAACAGAAAGGAACCTCACGGTTTTTCTACTGTGCAAAAAGTTCACGACGAGAAAGAGATGCAGGATTAGAAGAGTTTGACAGTACGGAACAAGTATGCTATGATGAAACTCTACCACTAACCGAACAGGAGAGTTTATCATGGGAAAGCACGGGCCTCATTCAAGCCATCCAAGTGGCTACGGATGGACTACAAAGAAGGGCTATCATCGTTTCTGCCTTTGGAATCCTGCCACCAAAAGTAGTAGACTTGTGCTTGCTCATGTGTATGTTTGGGAGAAAGCCAATGGGTCGATTCCTACAGGCTCTACTTTGCATCATATCAACGGCGACAGGCAAGACAATCGCATTGAAAATCTACAACTTGTTACATTCTTGGAGCATAAGCGAATCCACAGCGGATGTGAACTCCGAAATGGTGTATGGTGGAAACCATGTAGCATCTGTGGAGAATTCAAACCAATTATCAAAGAACATTGGTACTTCTCCAAAGAAGGTTGGCCTCTCTATGGAAGATGTAAACCGTGCCACATCAAAATTGTCGTCATCAAAAAGCGTGCTCGAAAAGCTAGACAAAAGATGCAGACGTAAACCAGCGCACCCAACCATAAAGCCGCTTGCTCTTTGTAAATATCTAGCCACTCTCATCATCCCACCAGAAGAGTATCGAGACGATGCTAACCTCCTGATCCCCTTCGCTGGTGTAATGAGTGAAGCAATCGGAGCACTCTTAGCAGGGTGGAGAAATATCACCGCGATTGAACTTGAGAAGGAATATTGTGAGATTGGTCAAAAGCGTATTGATTGGTGGGTTGTCAAAATAAAAGAAACTGGACTAACCGATCCTAAAGCTATTCTAAAGAGAGGAAGCTGATGTTAATCCTAGCACTTGACCCAGGAGAAACCACGGGCTATGTCGTCGCCGAGATCGATGGACTCGATTACGACATAAAAATCAGTGGGCAATTTCCTAATTGGCAAATGCTTGAGGCGTTGATAACTTACTGGTTGCCAGATAGAATCATCTATGAAGCATTTTATCTCTCACCACAGATAGCCAAGTACAAGACTCGAAGCACTCTACCAACTGTGGAAGTCATCGGAGTACTCAAATTTCTTGCTTGGCAATACTCAACTCCATTAGTAGCCCAGCCGCCATCAGCTAAGGAGCTTGTGTCATTGCCACGTTACATCGCTGGCGTTTCTGGCCCACACGCTAGAGACGCTCTAAGACATTTGATTGCTTATTTAAGATTAAGAGGAGGAAATCAAACGTGAAATGCCAAAATTTTAGCCGTTATAAACGTAGATTCTTTTCTCAGCGTTGCAAAGGATCGGCGAGGGTGACACTCACTTTAGAATGTCGTGAGGAAGAGAAAATAGTTTTGGAGCTTTGCAACGCCTGCGCATATGCAATTGCTAAAGATGCTCTAGGACTTGGATGGAGTGCGAATTTGAAAAGGGTGCATAGAGAGGAGGCCAAATGAAAATCGTTAGCTATTCGCAGCTTCGTAGTCTCACTCGTTGTCGGTGGCAATGGGGTATAAGATATTTAAAGAGGCTTTACTCAAAAGAGCAAAAGGATTATATGGGTATTGGCAAGCTCGTCCACAATGCCCTAGCGCAATTTTACGGACTTGGAGAAATCAATTGGGAAGTGCTTCGTTCTGAGTTTATGGGAGATTTAAGACCAGAAATACTTGCTGAAAGTAAACGGGTTGTAGCTGCTTATTTAGTAAGCGGTAAGGCAGAATTTCCTGGTCGGATTTTGGGAGTGGAATTCCCCTTTCAAGTTAGACTTCCCTTCGATGTAATCCTAGTGGGTTGGATTGACCTGATAACTAAGATAGATGGTAAGATTTGGCTCTGGGATCATAAGACGTCTTCTAGGATGACTAAGCAAATTACCCATCCTGAGAGAGATCAGCTATCTCTTTATGCTTGGAGTTTGATGAAGCTGGGCGCTCCTATAGGCGGCTTCGGCGTAAACCGTCTTATTTATACGAAAAAGCCAAATTTTGCTAGGTTTTCTGAGGAGGTGAGTGATGCTGGCTTGGCTCTGCGAAGCAAGAATTTTATGGCTAGTTATAAGGCGCTCCCATCAGAAGATATTATAATGATCGATCTTCCGAGATCTTTTCAGAACGACTGTGATTTTCGCTGTGACTATAAAGAGTTATGTAAACTCGATCTTTATGGTAAAACAGGGGAACTACATCGATTAATTGCTGAGGAATTTCGCTACTCTGAACGCGGTGATACTGCGGCATATCTGGAGAAATACAATACTGAGTTGCCTGCGTGGTGGTTGGAAGAGGAGGAATGATGAAGACTTGGTTTGAGTTGCTTCGGGCGACATTCTGGCATGGATTCATGTTTAGTCTATTGAAGCCAAAAGCTACGACGAAACTGGGTGGGCTTTTAGGCTATATCGGTCGTGATTTGGTCAGCAAGGCGGCAGTAGATGCTGATTCCTTGCTCAAGCATGTTCTGCTGGCCTATCTCTGTGATTTGGAAAGCCATCGGTGTTTTGGGAAGACTATCACTGGGGCTACTTGGATACGTGCACCAAAGGGCGGACCATATCCCAAGGAACTACCACACGCATTGCAGTGGATGGCGAATCGTGGAGCTAGTATCACGCCAATAGTATAGAGATTATGATTAAGCTTCTTCCTAAAACCAATAAATACACACCGAAGTTATTTGTATTCGGCGCAGCCGCTGCTCCGACGTGGCGAATGCTTGAGGGAATCACAGGTGTGAAAAAATGCCCCACAGGGATAGTCCTTCCTCTCAATGCCCGATTATGTGAGCTTGTGTACTGGACGACCAAAAGCCCTCTCGATCCAGGTGTACAGGCATGGTACAAAGAAACCATTGCTGAGGAGAATCGAAAAATACAACTCTTACTTAGGGAAGACGCTTCCCTGCATCATCCGAATGCTAATCGCCTGTGGCCATTCCAGAGAGTTTCTGCTGATTTCATCGTTAAGACGAAACGCGCTCTCTTAGCATCCGACATGGGCGTTGGAAAGACGGCAACAACCATCATAGCTGTTGAAGAGAGTACACAAAATGACAAAGTATTAGTAATCTGTCCAAATTCGTTGAAGACTTGGTGGAAGAAGGAAAAACAAGCATGGACTGCTTTCCCTAATCAGCCAATTACTATAGTCGAGACGAAGACGCGGAGAGATATACTTTCTGTATATAGTGATGGCTGGCTCATTGGTAATTATGCACAGGTGAGAGCCGAGGCTAAGTCCATCAGTCAGCAAAGCATTTATTCAGGATCTAAACAGTTTAATATCAATATCCTTAGAGAACGATCTCTTTACTTCTCGACTGAGTGGGACTGGCTCATCCTCGACGAAGCGCAGACTATCCGAAATAGAAAGACGCAAATCGCCTACTTGACAAAGCAACTGAAATTCAAGAATTGCTGTCTTCTCACAGGTACACCTTTTGGCAATGATCCATCAGAGTTATGGTCACTCCTAAATTTCATCAATCCAAAAAAGTATACCAGCTTCTGGCGCTTCTTTGAATTATACGTTGATTACGACCAAGATTATTGGGGCACTAGACACATCAAAGGTGTAAAGCGTCCTAAATTATTGCGGAGAGAGCTGGCTCCTAGAATGATTCGTAAGACGAAAGCGGAAGTGATGCCTTTCTTGCCTGAAAAGCTCTATCAAACTATCCCCCTTGAATTATTACCTCGGCAAAATAAGCACTACGACGATATGGCAAAGAAGTTCTATATTGAGCTTTCAGAGACGAAGAAACTTTACGCCGTGAACGTCATTTCGATGATCACACGCCTTCGACAAATTCTAAGTACTCCAGCAAATTTCGACTTGCCCGACGAAAGCGTCAAGCTCGACGCCGCATTAGATATTATCCTCGGCACAGATAATAGAATTGTTATATTCACAGCCTTTAGAAAAACTGTAGAAGCCCTGTGTAAACGGTTAACTAAGAATAAGATCTCCCACACAAAAATATGGGGCGGGATGACCTCTGAGCAAGTGAGCCAAGCGGAGGCAGAGCTGAACGCTGGTGAAATCAAAGTTTTAGTAGCAACTTTGCAGGCTGGTGGTGTGGGGCTTAACTTAGTCGGGGCGAATGTAGCTATCTTCGTAGATCGCCACTATAATCCAGAAAAACAGAGACAAGCAGAAGATAGACTACACCGTGGCGGACAAACACAAAAAGTACACATAATCAATCTTTATTGCTCAAATACTGTAGACGACATGGTGGAAGCAATTTTGAGTAGAAAAATCAGTATGCAAACGGCTGTGTTAGGTCCAGCGTTTTTAGAAGACTTGAAAAGGAGATTAAAATGAAAGTATACTTAGCAGGTAATGTTCATACTGATTGGCGTCAGGCGGTCATAGATCATTGTCCTGACATTGAATTCCTTCAACCTTATAAGGATGCTCATGGTCGTTTTGTGGTTACTGAGGAAGGTGTTAGCTTATTGCCTCCTACTCACTTTACATTGCGAGATCTGCTATTCGTTGACAATAGTGATATAGTTTTTGGATACATTACTCCATATGGAGAGCATAGTAGACATCACGGCCTAATGATCGAGCTTGGTTATGCAAAGGCTCTTAATATACCAATCGTTCTTGTATGCGAGATCCCAGAATTCGATATGGCCACGGCGATTGCAAACGTAGTTTTCGGCTCCTTAGTAGAAGGAGCACAATTCTTAAATTTCCTAATTCGGGATAACCCAATCTAGATAGAAGAGATCAAAGCTGTGAATTTATTAGCTTTCCTATTTGCATTTTTCCAACTCATCGACAAAGAAGCCATCTGCACTTGGTACGGTGAGGAATTTCTTGGTCAACGTCATGCGGCGAGTTGGCATCAACAAACTCCAGTAGGTTTTCCAGAAGTAGTCACTAGGACTCACTTTGGCGTCGCTGCACCGCCAGATATTCCCTTTGGAACAAGATTGTTCATCACTAGATTAGCCCCGTGCAATCCTCTCTGCTCACAGGAGTATAATAATACGTCAATCATAGTAACCGTAGTAGACCGCAAAGCCTCCTTAGCACAGGGTAGTTACGATCTATGGCCCGCTGCGGCTAGGGCACTTGGTTTTGGCCCATCCTTTGATGGAGACATTGGTTGTATCAAGATTAGGGTTGTTTCTTTATAAGTGTCGTGAAGAGATTTGTAGCCTCTTTATTAGCAACGATGTGAGCGAAATTGGATTGACCTCTATTTAATCTTCGGAGCCAGTCTACTCGTTCATACAAAGAAGAATAGTCAAGCCGACCTCCAGCCTCAAAAACTTCTCTTAAATAATTAGGTTTGGTTTTAGCTATCACATAGCAACCCGATTTTTTGTGAGGATTGCTTATTCTATTGACACTCCAAGTAGTGCATGTTTGCAGCAGAGGACCAGCATGTAAACTACCTAATTGTTGTCCAATAGATTTTGAGATCCGTGATAGATATCCCTCGATGTGATTCAGGTTGAATCCAACATGATATTTCTTAGGGATTGATTGTAGCCAATATTCTAAGTCCTTCTTTCGATAAAAACTACCATTCTCGTGAAAGATATAATTATAGGGAAAGCCTACTTTCCAAGGAGCAATCCAATGTCTTTTATGAGGGAGTGCCTTATCAAGAGTCCACAGGTCAGCTCCAATGCACCAACTCCAGACACAGATCTCTGGCTCCTCCTGTATGATCTTGATAATCTCACTATATGATGCTTTTCTGAAGAACATCATATCATCCACCATAAGAGACACAAATTCATTGCCTTGAATCTGTTCCAAGATCAGATTCCATAAACCTCTTCTACTTTGATAGACAGTTTGACATCCCAGTTCTTTATCTATAATTTGATAAGACTTTCGATACCTTTCATCAGGGAGCCTACACAAAATTCGAATTTGTTCTGGTTTTAGATCGGTGTTGTCTAAGAGTGACTTCACCAGTCCCCAGAGTTGAAACGGTCTATTCCAGGAAAAGATTATTTGAACAAATTGTGACATACTATCCCTGCTTTATCAAGAGCACTTTCTTTCACTCGAAGAGGATGCTTGCTCAAAGCAAACAGCCAACTATCTTTATGATTTAATATATAATCAACATCTTCTTTGTAAAACAAATCCAGAAAAGGCTTTATTATCGGAAATGCTACTAGCGACAAATTTCTAGCTCTCGAATCTCTAATCCAAAGAGATTTCCAGCCAAATCGATGATAGTAGCAGGAGTTTGGCATAACTACCATTTTGCAACCAGTAGCCAGTTGGCGAATACCAAACCCCCAAGATTCAATTGCACCAGCTCCGACAGGATATCCACCAGCCCTCTTCCAAGAGTTCTTGGTAAATAGATAATTGCCACTATTTATAGGCACTCTACCCCCCATTAAGCAATCAGCTAGAGTAGTTATTCCCAGTTTAAAGACCCATCTTTTCTCAATTTTATTTGTATCCTTTTTAAAGTAGTCTAATCTCTGGAATGCTGCTACATCTGCATCAGAATTGAACAAAAATTCTTTTAGCTTGCAAATGCTATTTGATGCTAGGATATTATCTGAATCCAAACTGAACAGTATTGGATTCTTGGCAACAGTTATTCCAGTATTTCTGGCTACAGGACATCCTCGATTTTTGATATGCTCAAGGAGTATTATTACTGGATATTTTATTTGTAGAGTCTTTAAAACCTTACCTGTATCATCAATTGAGCCATCATTGACGATGATTAATTCATCTCCAGAATCGAAATTACCATCAAAGACTGATTCGACAGTTTCTCGTATCATAGTCGCACAGTTGTATGCGGGAATGACAAAACTAATATGCTTAATCATTTCAGGACCTCCAACTCTTTAAAAACATATCTGCACCACTTGCCAAACATCAGATCTTGATACCACATTGTTTTAGCAGATTTTCCCATTTGTAACAGTCGTTTTATTGAATAAGAATTTAGAATATTTTCAGCCCCCTCAATTGACCCTGTGTAAAAACTTGCTTGATCCCAATCTAAGAATGTCTTAAAGGGACGATTATCTATATCACTGATAAAGAGAGGTACTATTCCTAACTGCATTGCCTCATAGAGTCTGAAAGAAGTACATCCATATCCCCGTGGACAAAGAGCAATATAAGACTGAAGCATTTGTTTGGCAAAGAAAGCAGAACCTTTATTACCATCTTGTATATCAACATCTTTTCTTCTACCTAAAGAATTCTGCATTTCAAATCGAATTGGGTGTGTTCTTAATTTCCCGATAAAAGAAGCCAACCATCTTTTTGCAGGTTTGGGAGAAGGAGTCTCATGTGAATAACTTACCAAAGGTATATCGATACCCTCTCCCTTGCTGGATGCAAGAAATTGGATAGTTCTACCAAGATCGGCTAAAGTACCATCAGCATGTTGACAAACTGTAAAAGTTTTTTCTTCATTGAGAATCACCTTCGATACTTGTTGCTGAAAGAACTCCTGTCTTATCAATCGGTGTTGATAGCGAGTCCAATATACGGGAAGATAATGCCAGTCGGCAGTATCGAATTGAGTCGTGATAAGTCTTGGATTCTGCTCAAGATATTTGAGAAAGTCTTGCTCGATGCCATAATCCTTCTTATTATGCTGTGGATAGACATTCCGCAGGGCTGGGGGCTGGAGTTCGGTGGGTACTGGTAAAATAAATATCCTCATATTAGTTCCATATAACACATCCAGGTATACCAGCGTGCCTCATCAAAGTAAACTTGCAAATAATGGTACTCAACACTTTCATACAGAGGCTTGGGCGTAGGATAGATATCCCACTTATGACCCCACCGCGTCTTTTCCATTTTGAATACGGGCGGGAATTCGTAATATACTTTTAAGATATCTCTCAGATAATTAGCATCTTCGTCTCCTTTTGCGAAAGCCTGCTTGAGGGTGTAACAATCACCTTGACCTGGGGGATAGTTATCCTCAAACATCAATGTTTTGAATCCATTTTCTTGGGCAAACTTTACCCTCTCTACTGCATCTTGATGGTCATCAAAGAAACACAGGGTTTCCTCTTTTGATATGTCACTCCAGTCTATGTGGAAAAAATCCTCAATGTGATAAATCACTTTTTCAGAAATGTATTCTCTTTGCCACAAATGGGGATCTATAGAGTGTATTTCTGAATCTGGGGACGCTTTTTCAAAGAACCAAGTACCTTGCCCCTTAAAAACCCCGCTTTCTATGATATACTTTGGTTTTAAAAACTGTGCAGCGAACCACGCGATAAACATATGTGGAGATCTCATTCCCCCAAAGTTATTTTTAATGGGTCTATCTTTGCGAAGTTCAGAGAATTCTTTCAGTTTACTCCTCAAGCCATCCCTCGTCCATCGTACTACGCCAATCGTATTCATTTGACTAAGCTCGCTGAGATACTCCCAGATCTCTGCATTCCGTATAAGAGTTCCGCAGCCACCTCCCATCTGAAATTCTGTAGTCTAAGCTTTTGCCCTAGTGTCAGAGGCAACTCAAGCAAAACGTGGACTATGGCCATCGGGATTTGGTGCTTCACTAAGAAGAACCACCACTTATGGAGGCGATTAATTTGTTTCGCGCTGGGGATAGCAAGGACAGTATCTTCGTAGAAGTTCATGCACTCAGTGTCTTTATCAATCAGTCCCTTCTGAACACAATCTTTCCACAAGTCTGTTTTGGGAAGGGGCTGAAAGATGGACACTGAGGAGTCGATCGGGTCAATCATTTGGTTGTATCTTAGTGTCTCCAACGCATCTATGAGCGGATTAGAAACGGGAAGCCCAATCATGTTTTGTAGCCTTACCTTGATTCCTAACGTCTTACAGGCTTCGCAGGCTTCCTCCACCTGCCGATTCGTGATATTGCCCCTACGAAGAAACTTCTGTGTCTCAGGACTAGCCGATTCGAGGGCAATGTTGAGGAACGAACAGCCTGCACCAGCCATGATTCTAAGAATCCCATAATCAACATTGTTGGCTCGGATCGAACCGCAAAAAGATAGACCAACCTCTTTCTTATACTTCTCGCAAAACTCAAACAACCAAGCATGATTCCCTGCCAAATCATCGTCATTGAAATAGACCAGTTCCAAACCGTAGGCTTTTCTAACGGCCTTAATTTCCTCAATCATCTTGTCGGGTGAAACTCTTTGATAGAACTTATGCCTCTCGCTTCGATAAAGCTGATGAAAGAGATGATTGAAACAGTACTTGCAGCTGTAAGGGCAATCTCTACCTGCAATGAATCGTTTCATTCTGGCTTCGCCGAATTCTTTGTACTTATAGAGAATAGACCTATCGGGAGCGGGTATAGCGTTGACATCCTCTGGAATATGCCCTCTCACAAGTTTCTCTTGTGTCTCGCCCTCCACAATGCCAAGAATAACACCCTCGCCTGGGCCTTGCACAACGAAATCAATGTCTGGATCAGAGAGACCTTGTTCGGGAAAGAAAGTAAAGTGCGGCCCTCCCATCACGGCGATAAATCTGTGTCTCTTCTTAAGTTCTTTGTTCTTTTCAATAAACCAAAGATGCTCTCCTGTCGTTACTGAATACATGACAAAATCGACATGACTCCGCTGGAGGTAAAGATCAGCACTATCGACGTCATCCTGCACCATGTCAACAGTATGTCCTGCATCTTTCAGAATTCGTGCTAGATACAACATTCCTAGCTTGTCTGTTCTAAGTTTCTTTTCAATAAACAGTATAGAACTCATAATATCCCCCTAACATCGCCACACCACGCCTTCCCCAACTCACAGACGATAGAGGGCAGATACTCTTTGCCATTGAGATGCTCATATAAGCGTTCAAGTTTGTCTAATACCGTGCCCTCACCCAAATTAGCAGTTAGTAAGTCTTCGCAGAATTTAGTAGTATATCTCATACCAAAGATCTCATCTTGAAGGTTCTGCCACAGATCGTGAGGATTGCGTTGCTGCCATACGAAGGGTGGTCCATAATACACAGAGTAATCAAATGTCCGCATAATTCTCTGGGCAACATATGATCCCCAAATATCGTCGTAGCGGCCAACTCCCGTCCACACCATGAATAGGGGTGCCACCTCAGCTACATAGGCGGTGTTCTGTGAGTTCGTTGGTGCAAACACGCTGGGATCAACGCACAAACCTCGCTGGGCTATCTCCGTGATCTGGTGCACTTCAGGACGGTTCGTAATCCGCTCCATTGCATCAATATCGGGGTCTCCAAGCCACAATCCAGCCGCTACGCCAATCTTAGTTGTTTGGACGTGATGCATAATATAGGTATGCTCCACGGGTCTTTTATCATACGGGAAGCCACGATGGTAGATAGGCGGAATCATATACTCACCAATGTTGAACCACCCATTATCACTATTGACCTGTAAACCATTGAACGGCTGCGTCAGCACCCTAATAAAAGTAGCGAAGTAGCTACGGTCCAATGGAATATTGTCATCGTCGATAGTGATAATGATATCAGCTCCATACTTGATAGCCTCAAGGAGTGCAATATTCCGACGCATGATTCGATTCCACCCGATTAGCTTACTACTTCGATAGCCTAGTTTCTCTTGGTCCACGTCGCTATAGTAGATTGCGTTGCCCAACGTCGATACCAAAGCTTGTACCTCATCGTGAGGTGTTCTGCGATCACCCGTGACGAAGAACATAACATCCTTGTCCAGCTCTCGGTAGAGCTCCAGGATCCTTGGTACGTAGATAGTCGTCGTGATAAGTGCGAGCTTCATGCGACATCCTCCAAATGGTATTTCTCAAAGTTTTGTGGTCCCCCATTTCTCACTATATTCCCCGCAGCTTCCCCCTGTGAGGACATCTTTCGGTTCCTTCGATGCGTCTCAGATTTGGTCTGCTGATGAGAGTGAAACTGATGTAACAGTTTGAACTGCTTTCCCCAGAACTTCTGATAACCTAGAAGATTGAGTCGCATCATCATATCGTTATCTTGCCAACCCCACCCGCTCATTCTTTCATCAAATCCACCTATTGCTACTATCGGCTCCTTCTTTATCATTAGGAAGTCCCCATAGGAAGAAAGGTTATGCCACTGTCCAAAGCCTCGATCAATCAGAAACTTGGAAGGAGCACTCTGGAAAATCGTCTCCTCGCTAGAAAGCTCAAAACTCGTAAGCCAATCCTGCCCTAACGAAGTAAGATCAAAACGACGCCAATAGATTTGTAGCTTCTGGGGCTGTTTCTTCTCAACGATAGTATGAATGATACTCAACAAGTCTGGAGCTACGATATTATCGCAGCTCATAAGTATCAGGTTCTTTGCCCTCGCATTGGCAATTCCAGCATTGAATGATACGCAGTTAATGAAAGCATCACTCTCTGGGTTAAGACGAACAATCCTGATTCGGTAATCATCAGGAACCGCGATTCGAGGCTCGGATCCATAGTCTACAACGATGATTTCAAAGCTAGGATAGTCCTGCCATAATACGCTTTTCAGACATCTGCCGAAAGCATCCTGTCTGTCCCTGACTGCAATAATAAAGCTATAGTCAGGTTTCATTGTGTTAAGTCTTCTTAATTAGGTCAACACACCAAACACAGAACTGAGTGCCTTGTAGTTTGACTACCATTTCTTCCGTGCCGAACCCTGGGAAGAGGAAGATCTCCTCTACAATAGAGAACTTTGGCAGCTCGGCTAGAATTTGATGCTTAGTAAAAATCCTATGAGCGTTAAAACGAAGCATAAATGTATGACTTATGTTTGTGCCCAATAGGAAGTGCCCCCCCGGTCGAAGCACACGAGAGATTTCCTTGAGAGCCTTGACACTGCCAAGTGGGTCTAGTTTGTCGCCGTACCGTCCCAACCCGATATGTTCTAGCACGCACAGGTTACTTAGGAGATCTACGGAATTGTCGGCAAGCGGAAGATTGATAATTGAAGCCTTCCTGCAATCCAGATTTGGTAGAGAGACATTAATAGGTCTTACATCAAAACTAGTAGTCGGACACAGCATAGAGAAGATTCCCACAAGGAGTGCCGCCGAACCTATATCAACCATGCTTTTTGGTCGGATCTCAAGAACCCTCTTGAAGGCCCATGTATCTTGGCGGAAATAGTATCCATCCACACGAGTCGTAGAAGTTTTTTCACCAAGACGTGGATATGGAATTCCCCCCTTTTCCGCTCCTGGAAGTTTCATATAGGCTACATAATCTCTATGGTACTCTTCCATCATTTCTTTCTTATTCACAATTGTAATCTCCTGATGATCTGACAAACTCTGTTGATTTCATCTGTGTCTATGGAAGTACCAGTAGGCAGACAGAGTGTTCGCTGAACTAAGCGTTCAGTCTTGGGCAGTGATAAGCCATCATAGAAAGAGCGATATGGTTCCATACGATGACAGCCCGGATAAAAATAACGTCGAGCAAGCACACTCTTGGCATGCAATGCTTCAAGTAAACGGTCACGATTATCTACTTCTAAGACGATATATTGATAGTTGCATCTTTCAGTTTCGTCATAGGTGATGAGATGAATCCCAGACACATCACCTAGTTCTTGTTGGTATCTCTTATAGTTACGATAGTTGACGGCAACGAATTCATCAAAGCTTTCCAATCCTGTTAGTCCCATCGCTGCCGATACCTCACTCATTTTACCATTGATGCCAAGACTGATAACATCATCATAGCCTGCAAAACCAAAGTTTTTCATCAGACGAGCTTTGGCGGCTAGTTCATCATCGTTAGTAACTATTGCCCCCCCTTCGAAAGTATTGAGAATCTTTGTAGCATGAAAACTAAATACTTCAGCATCGCCAAAGCCGCCGATCATTCGCCCCTTGTGTGAACATCCAAAGGCATGAGCGGCATCAAACAAAAGTTTCAAATCCTGCTGCTGTGCGATCTTAGTTAGTGCCTCTGTGTCACAGGGTCGTCCCCATATATGGACGCCGATAACGCCTGTAGTGCGTAGTGTAATCAGTTGCCTCATATGATTTGGATCGATGTTATGTGTATGTGGATCAATGTCACAGAAGACTGGCGTTATTCCCAGCCACTGCAAGGCGTGAGCTGTGGCGATAAAGGTAAATGATGATATGATGACTTCGCCAGTTAGTCCTAACGCTCGAATGGCGATTTCCAGTGCAGTAGTACCATTACAAGTGGCAATACAATGCTTAACTCCCACAAAGTCAGCAATCCGTTTTTCGAATTCTTGTATATAGCGACCATTATTTGTAAGCCAGCGCCTATCTAGAAGATCGTTGATACGCGCCAGTAGGCGTTCCCGATTGCCAATGTTCGGGCGACCAACATGGAGCCTCTCTTGAAACGCAGGGAGATCCCGTATGTGTGCCTTCATCCACGTAGCTCCTGCTGCTCCCTCTTGAATGCAGGGATATAGTTTCCATCCGTGTCATAGAATTCGTTACGCAATTGGGTCTCAAGTTCCAGAATATGCTCCTTGGGGCGAGACTTGATCGCTTTTGCGGGCGACCCAACGTAGACCGTCCACGGCGCGCAATCTTTCTTCACGAGCGAATTTGCTCCGACGACTGCTCCTTCTCCTATTATCACGCCAGGCAGAATAACTGCTTCTGCTCCAACAATCGCGTGCTTCTTGATATAGACGACGGAGCGAATCGGCACACGATAGGGGAACGGAATTGCTGAACCTGTTAGACACCCGCCAGAATAGTCCTCGTTGCCTGTGAAAATCCTCACACCACTTGACAGAGTAGTGAAATCGTCCATTACAAATTCGCCACCGCCAGTGATGGATGTAAAAGAGGCGATATGCACAAAGCTACCAATGACAGTCCTTTTGCCACCCATGATGAAGACGAAATCATCTATGATGACTGAATCACCGATGGTAATGACTTCTGGCGACACTATTTTTGCCAACGGCCAGATGATTATATCCTGCCCTACGCTGGCAAACCCTAAAGCATACGCCTGATTCGTCACATTCATCAACCTCTTTAGGCGACCATATGCCTATCCTGGATAACCATGTACTCCATAGAAGAAGCTCAAATCAGCCTTCATATTCATGGATTCCTATAAAGAAATCCATAGTGGATGTGTCTTGGCCAACCACCCAAATGCGAACCCAAGCCTTGGTTCCAATAACGACATTTCTAGTCTGTATCATAAGTATTGTTTCTTGTCCCTGAACACTCAATGGCTTGAAGACAAATTCGCTGTATGTTCCAGCCGTCAACGCATCAGCACCGCTAGCTCCTAGAGCGAACTGGACGAGGTGAGTTGCGTTTGCACTCTCTAGAGCAACGACCATAATCCGGTGAGGATCGTAAGTTGCCTTTCCTACATCTGCCGGAGTATCATCAGATCCGAGAACTTGAAGCCAGCTACCCCAGGCAAGGTTTCCGGCATCGGCCTGAAAAGCGCTGACTGTGGTTCCGATCCTGTCTGCTACGTGTGTCTCGCCAACCGGAACTCCGGCAGCCCCGAACCAACGCTCATATGAATGCAAGTGGCGCTCGGCCTCTTCCGCTAAATAACCTATGCTCCCTGGCGTCCCAAGCAATCCATCAGCAGCCTCAGAGTCTATTTTAGGAATATCTTCAGTACCTCTCCAAAAAACCATGATATCCTCCTAAACTAGCAGTGTCGCTGATACGCTGTATTCGATAGCATCAGCGTCAGCGTGTTGCATGATTAATCGCCAAACAAGCCCCAACCTGAGATTCACTGCCTCAGTGTAGTTGCCTCCAAAGCCGATTCCTCCAATATCGAAGAGATAAGTATACGAACCAGCCGCTGTGATAGCCGCTGCTGCCGACCAAACGGAGAAATATACTCCACTGATACTATCTCTTATTTGTAACACTGGAGTAATCGACGGTGTATCTGTTACGGCATATACTCGCACGAATAGAATCAAGCCTCTTCCATAGGAATTGAGTTGATCTCCACTATTAGCCTCAGTAATGCGAATCTCTCGCGGTAGTAACGTTAGATCGGCATTACCTCCACCAGGCAAGATACTTCCTGGGTTGGCTGGAGTGAATAATTCCTGCTCATTAGAATCCACAGGGATTGAAGCACGCAGTTTCGCACCCTTTCCCTCAGCGAAATCAACGATCCATTCAACTATCCCATCAGGCCCAAAGATTTTTCTAGCCATTATTCAATCTCTGAGTGCGGTTTTGATCTATCGTATGCTGTGTTTTGCTACCCATCCAGAAACTTAAGACTATGAAGACGAGTTTTTCGAGATCAGATGGCATTTCTCGTCCAGTTACCCAGATATAGGCCGCAACTCCTAACACTCCTATAGTAATAAAAGCCTGTAATACTATCGAACGTTCTAGTAAATCCAATAATTTCAATCCAAATTCTTTCATGTTATTCTTCCTCTAGTGTAGTTTTCAATATATTATTCGCCGCTTGGCGAAGTATCGCTGCTATCTTTGCCTTTCCGATTAAATTGTTTGGCACAGGGTATACCATGAGTCTACCTTGGAGGCTTTCATAGATGACTGTAACTACAGAAAATGAAACCCTCGTGAAAGGATCGACATTCTTAGACAGCGCACCGCGTAATTCTATATTCTCATCATTAGCCTCTCGGAGGGCTTCTTCTAGCTCTTTGATTTGTTGTTGAAGCGACTCATTATCCATCGACATCAGCTCCAGAGATTGCTTCGTTGACGGCCTTGTATAAAGCCCCTATGCAGACTTGGAGTTCCAGTGCTATACCAATGGTGATAGATGTAACAGTACCAGTCATTGGATTAGTAGTATTTACTTTACTCCAATCGTGCCCTTTGAGACGGTCGCGGAGCCATGTCAGATAAATTTCGTCGATCCTAACAGTTACTGGCTTCTCATCCGCTTCGAGGACTTTGGAATACTGAAGAATACCTTTCTCAGAGTTATCTTGCACCCACTTTTGGACGAAGGCAAGACTCAACTTCTCATAGAACTCCAACCCTTTCGCAACCATCTCTACATCTGTCCCACTATGAGGACGTTTAAGGAACAATTGTAGCGCATACCTCGCAGGAAATGATACCGTGATTTTCTTCAGTGCCATTATATCCTCCCTATACTGTCTCTTTCGGCCCTACAAGGCCCCAATCAGGCGTTCCGTGGGGCATGAAGCCTCTTTAGGTCTCCAGGGTCATCTTGAAGCCGCCGACTGAAACATAGATGTCGTCACCTGCCACGCATCCGATAAAGGTCGCGTACACGTCCCAACCCTCCTCCAGCGGCTTCCAGCCTTGCCAGTCAACAGTCTCGAAGATTGGAGGGCTGTTCCTGACTCTCAGGTTCTCATAGGTAGGAGCCAGCCTGCAAGTGAGTATAATCCGAGTGCAAACTGAGACGTCGTTCGCGGCTGCAACGTGGGTCAAGACCCAGACCTCGCCTGCGGGCACGGCGGCAGCAACAAGCGTGTTGTCTCCTAGTGCTGCGTTCAGGTCTCTTACTCGCTCGCTCCACATTCCGCTGTAGCTGAATAGCTGATCCTCGCCCCGCACCTGGAGCCGGTCGGTGGCCACAGATTCTAGCGCGGCCACCAGGTTGTCAATCAACTGAAGCGCGGTAGTCTGTATCTGCTGTTCGGCTAGGGTTGCAGCGCCACTCGGAAAGTTGTGTATAGACTTGCCATCAGTGATTAACACATATCCAGCGGCCAAAGAATAATCTTCTGGAGTCAATCTCCGCGCAACTCCTGCATTTGGAGTGAGATAGAGATTCACTGCTCTAGCAACTGCACCAGTATTGACTAAAACAATTGAACTGACTCCTATACCGTCAGCAGGAGCTGTATACAGATCACCAATGGCGGCTGGAAGTTGTCCATCGGCGAGTTGCGTTGCAACTGTGCCTACAAAGCCAAAGATTAGATAATCGACCTCATTAATAACAGGTGCGTCACCTCTTATCTTGTCTCCATTGTCCAGTGCGATCATGTTGCATTCCTCCTATGAAAGTAAAATCGCCCATTTTATAGAATCCCTCATCCCCACCCCCAGCGCGTGTACATGGTCTCGATGTGAGAAGATCAAAGATGTTCCCGGAGCAGCCGCTGCAACGACATCTGCTGGATTAACTACATCAAGTGCAGTTTTCCATGAGGGTCTTAACTCTGCATTGTCTATTCCTAATACATTCCGCACATTAGCAGCGGGAACGGCGATGGCCAATCGAGACCATCTAGGTGTGACGTTGCCTATAATGACATCACCATCGACGACAGCAGCCGCCAAGGTATCTGTATGAGATGTGGATAATAATACATGCCTTGCATTAAGTGTATAATCAGCATTAGCGCCACCGTCTACTCCGACTAAGCCATCGCCAGCGACGAATCGCCTCTCAGCAGTCAACACAGCGTGGAGAGCCAATGTTAAATATTGTGCATTGATTACGCTGCCTGGACCAACTACCTCAGCATACTCTCTAGTCTCCAAGGCGCGTAATCTTTGGTGTATTTCTCGTATAGTCTTTTGCAATACAGATGGCATCAGAGTAAATCCTCTGGTATGAATAGGAAGGTCGGTCTTATTTCCTCGCCAGCACTTCCTAAAAGAATATGTGCTTCTACTACTTTCATATTATAATCAATTTCTCTGTAGCGTCCAGTTACTAAATCGCCTACGTTCCAGTCTCTTCCATACTGAGTCCCCTCAGTAGGGATTCCTTGGAATTCGAAAGTAAACATCTCCTTGTTTTCCATAAGGAAGGCATCTCCCATAGCATTCAATGCCGCTGTATTGATATTTTGTGATCCCTCAAGGAAAGCCTCGATTCGATTCCACGGGGAGTCGAACTGAGCATCGTAAAGGCTGAAGCGTTCGACGATCTCTCTAGCTGCTCCAATACCGTCACCAGCAACATAAGCCATCGTAGTCTCCGCAATACGATCCGTCACAATTCTGGGGTTGACCATATTCCCTCGTTGAAGGGAGAATATCGTAGGCACGTTGCCATCGACATTGCCCACTCTACGGTCTAAGCCAATTCTAGGATAGTATACATGAAAAGTCAATGTAGGCCCTATGCGATCTACATCGAAGTCTGCTCCAAGCTCTGAAAGAATCTCTATTTCATCAGAAACTCCCACGCCTCGTAAATTTCTAGTTACAGCAGCCCCCTGATTAGTGTCAGCTTCCACAGAAAAGTTAGCAAATTGTCTCAATCCATCCAAAGCTGAAGAACCTAATTGAAATCGTGCTAGTTCACGCATTACATCTGTAAAAGCGTCAGTCCTGCTAAAAAAGGCGCTTGCTGCATCTGGTCTGATGATTCGGCGTTTTACCATCGATTTAAGATCTGGACCCAAGGAAAGATAGATCTCTTTATCTGCGCTATCTACAAGAAATTCATGTCGTCTGTGAAAACCCTCAAAATCGGTATACCACTCTCCGTTAGGATACTTGCGTCTAACTTGAACGAATCTATCTAAAGCGAACTCTGAAGATCGTGTTGCAAGAACTCTGAGACGAAAGTTACCATAATTATGGTGTCCTTGGCCATTGACACTTTTTATATATTCTAAATTTTCAAAGCCTCCAGCATCATCGAATAAAGCAAGCTGCGTACCATCATGATCGTAAAGGATCACTTGATAACGGCCCATCAATTCAGGCGGTACGATACAAGGCACTACTGGTATTGGTATCGGAGGTGGAGGAGGTGGAGGAGGCGGAGCATCCTCCTCTACATAATCCACCTCAAGTAATATTTGAGTAACACGCCGCTCTTCGGTTGCATCCTGATCGACTTCGGCAAGTACTTGAGTGATACGACGATCTGTGTCTTGGATCTGATCGATCTCTGCCAAGACTTGAGTGATACGACGATTGGAATCCTGTTCCTGATCGATCTCGGCTAAGAGTTGTGTAATGCGTCTTTCGTCGCCCACACTACCTCACCACCACGCCAGCTTCTATGGCGTTAACTTCGTCTTCCGTCCAATCCTGTCCAGTATCGGGGCTAGTGCCCAAAACTTCTGGGTGATAATCATACGATCTATCGTATGGAACGTCGTCACCTTGATGATCGACTCCATAAAGTCGCAGCAAACGAGCAAAATCTCCCCCCTGTGATACAGTATTATAAGCTCTACATAACCACTGTACCGCTGCAATATTAGCAACTTGTCCAGGTGTAATAACTAAATCTTGCATTGTATAGGTATCTTTTAAATCTGTCGTAGCTTGCTCGACGTAAGCAGCGTCGTCATCTGGAGGGACTTCATTTACTGCAGCCCAGTTAGCTCCAGCACTTGGTATCAGTTGTGTATAGTTGCCTGCACCAGTTGGCACAAGTCCTACAATGCCTCCAAGTCCAGGCCAAGAATTATTCCTGATTCCATGAATACTATTAATCACCAAATCATCATAATATCCATAGCAAACATATCCACCATCGGAATAAGATGCTCCCCATACTATCACCAAGACCTCATCATCTGCGTCAACTTGAGTATCTCCTGAGAAGTCGATGACCTGCACACCATCGATCCTAACCTGAATCACACCAACAGCATTGTCTATGAGCACGCGGATTTCAATGCAGCACCAAGCATTAGTAGGCACGACACCACCAGAGACTATCAATGCGTCATTATGATCGCCTAGTCTAACTAAGAAGACGCTATCAGCCTGCCGTACTTGAAAGGTAAGTAATTTAGCTCCCAGATTATCAAGTAAAGTACAAAATGTACGATCATTGCTTCCGCCTGTCATATAAAGACCGATTCTAAAGAATAATTCTGTGTATCCAGTTCTGAGAGTTAACCATGCACGATCATCCGCACTCGGTATATGCAAGGAATAAGCACCTGTACGTGCCTGCGCAGCAGATATAACCGCTGCACTATCGACGCGAGGAAAGACATCTAGTGAACCAGCTTCTAGACCACTCATCCACAGTCTGGTCATCGTATTTTCACTCCCAATTCCATACCATTGACAGCAGCAACGAGCCATGCACCTACGGCTTCAGGATCTTCATCTAGAATCTCAGGATAGTAATCGTAATCAGCATCGATTGCAATGTCCGCTCCTTGATGATCTACTCCACCAATACGCAGAATTCGTGCGATTTCTGGGTTGCCAACAAGATCTGATTTGGCCCTTGCAAGCCACTGCACCGCTGCAATCGTCCCTGTAGCTACCAAGTTAGAAGCCGCATAACTATCATGATCATCGATGAGAGTATCGAAGACATATGATGTATCATCATCTGGTGGTACTTCGTCTACGTCCTCCCAGTTGGCTTCTGCACCACCAGGGACTCGCTGTAGGTCGGTGCTAAAGCCTGCACCAGTCGGGAAGATCGCTGGTATGCCTCCACGACCGATCCAAGAAGCGTTCACAACACCAGAAGTATCGTTGAAGGCAATGTCGTCATAATAACCGGGACAACCGTTAGCTTGTGCTCTCCCAAGCCAAAAGCTTCGGACGTTAGCATTGGCCGTCTGTTGGGTATTTCCTGCAAAATTAATAACTAGCATACCATCCACTTTGAGCTGAAAGACTCCGTTGGCATTATCAACAAGTAGACGAAACTCAATGCAGTGCCATCTGTTTTGATGCATCTCTCCACCCACGCCGATGACCGTACCGTTATAAGCTCCTCGTTTGGCAACCAAAATCCCGGTCCTATTTGGTAATGTGATCGTGAATTGTATGCCCCCTACACTATCAAACAAGGATATGACTTCCGCGTTAACCCCTTGTGAGTTATGGCGAAGGCCAATTCTGCCAAAGATCTCGGTTTCGTTAGCAGGAAAAGCAGATCCAACCGCATCGGTAGCACCACTGGCCTCTAGCGAATACGTTCCTGTACGAGCCTGAGCGTTCGTCACTACAGGGCTAAATGCCTGAGAATCGAAAATATCGAGATGTCCTGCTTCAAGACCACTCATCCATATTCTTGCCATAATATTTACCTCACCAAGAAATGTGTGAAACTTGATCCCATTGATCGATGGGACATTTTACGATGCCGCCCATAAATGGCTGAATCCTGATTCCCTTGTGATCAAATGTGTCACGCAGAGGTGCACCAAGATTATTCTTCTTAGCATACAATGGAAAGGCATGTGTCGGAGTATGAGGCACACCGATAGAGTTCCAAGCCAAATCACGAATCTCTTCGTCGATTGGGCCGTCTGAAGGTGGTGCTGGCAATGGTCCTATCGCCCTGATAATGCTCCGCGCCGCGCCTTCATCGTGGCCGAAGGAAATCCATTCTGATTCGGGACCCCAATCGAATAGGAGCAAACTCTTGAGCCAGGGGAATTGCTGTGCTCGGCGCTCGCCCTCTGCAACCTCTTGAAAGTAGGTCGCGGGATCACAGAGCGTGAGCCAGCCAGTCTTTGGGGCGTGGCCTGACTTCTCTGGTGCTATACCGCCGTCCACGCCCCACTCAGTCACCAGCAGCTTCAGCTTCGATACGTCCACGCCCAATTGTCGCCACATCTCCACGTCCCATTCGATACGGCCCAGGGCGTGCCAACGACCCAGCGGCCCCTCAACTCCTGGCCGCCAATAGGCGTGCAAGCCTACGTAGTGCCCCAGAGCGACAGCCACCTTTACTGCTGGGGCCAGCTGTTGTAGCTTCCATGCACTCACACCTGTGTCGCCCGTCTGATTGTCTCCAGGGTTCCCTTCTGGCAGATCAAGAATGACTAGTTTGATTCCACTAGCAGATGCCTCCCGCATAGCCCCGATGGAGTAGGCGCAGAGGTTTGCCAAGCCCTCATTGGAGTTACAGTCTGGCTCATTTGCCAGGGAGTAACAGGTCGCCCACGGTCTCTCGCGCCAAGCGAAAAGCATAAAGCGCATAAAGTCCCTGCCACCCTCTTCCCCCCTGGGCACGAATTGATCATCAATCTTGTCTGTGTGTATTCGCACAATCTTATTGGGGATGCGCGGCATGGGGTCAGGGCCAGCGGGTGGGTCCACGAACTTCACCCAGTTGCTATCCAAGTCTATCAACGCCTGTTGCATCCACGGCTCGATCTTCTGTATGTGTGCCGATGTCTTTGTCATACTCTTTCTTCTCCCGTAATTTCCTAGCCACGCAATATCTTTATAGTAAAAGTCTAAAATCGCTCTGCAAGTCCAGCCTTTCTCGGCCATTGCTTGCGCTCCATATTGGCACAAGCCCCTACTGTGGCCGTGTTTAACTCTTCCACAGGGGCACTTGGCGACTCGAAGCCACTTGCCCCAATCATCAAGAGTCTTTCCGCCGCACGAAGCATGATACCAAGTAGGAACTAACTTCCTCTGATACAGTCCCACGATGCCACGGGTAGCTTCAACGATTGCATCCGTCCGTGCCATGCGTTTCGCTGGGTTGAATACTTGATCTCGTGTGTCAGCGTAGACAAATCCTCGCTCGACCACTTTTGCTAGGCCATAAGTACGAATGACATGAGCTTGAGCTCTTAGTGCCTCTTTGTGCCAATGTGAAGGCATTTCCGCTGGAAGTACAGCCTTCACATACTCCTCGATATTCAAAGCAAGAAGATTACTACCATCTATGGCGACTTTTATAATAGGCATATCTAGCTATCTGCTGTATAAGTGACTAACCATCCAGGGCAGTAAACGATGGCATTGACTGAATCCGCTGGATCAGTTGCATCTCGAAGAGTGAGAAAGTTAATCATATCACCTATTGCCGCATTAGGTAAGGGAGTAGACATAATGCAATTTCGTTGATTCAATGTAACCGCAATCGCCTGATTCACCGCATTAAATTCGGCAAAATGAGTATCCCAAAGTTGAGCACAAGCTCCATAACTAGCACCAAAGTATACCATAGCATTTCCAGTTGCATCAGGAATTATAACTGTTTGAACTACCATATCGCTCACAAAGTCTTCAGGAACCATAGTAAAACCGAAGGTTTCTTGTGTTTGCGCGTCTTTAAGTTTATAGCCTTTCCATGCCTCCTCTTCATCTGCACCATGAGCAGGAACGAAAAATCTACGTGTTCTAGCCCCTAAACCAGTACCTACAGTGATAAATTCTCGATCATCTGACTGAATAGTTACGACGCCTGCATCACTGATATTGATTTGATAAAGCGGTATTTCCCAAAGCACGCCATCAGTCTGAGTCACTGCTGGTGCAGCGGCATTCTCGGCAGGATTGATGAGACGAATAAGACGTATAGTTTGGGCTAATTGAATTGCTGGATCTCTTGCTGCACTATTAATATTCGCCCAAGTACTGGACAAAACGATTCTATCCCGTCGCCAGTTACCTGCGGTTGCGCTTACTGGTGCAAAATCTACATTAGCGGTATTTCTATACCATTTTCCTTTGACTAAAGCAGCACCAGAAGCGATACGGAACTGATTAGCGCCAAGAATCGACCCAGCCAAATCTCCACCACGATTAGCCAAAACGCCTAAATTGACATCTGAGTTGAACATATCCTCAAATTGATCATCCCACTCAGATGCGTTGTAAGGTGCTCTTACAGCGTCACCCACTGCAACGCCATCCCACGGGCCACTCGTCTCTGCCATATTGTCCTCCTAAATACCTAAATATCTATTGAACCACTCTATTCTGGCCTGTCCTGAACTTCCCAAATTTACGCCAAAAAAGTAAATATCATTTAATCCACTTGGAGCTAACGGGCTAGGATCTAAATGAAATGTTCCCAAATCTGAATCACTGCTCAAATAGCCAAGTAGATTCTCATCCATATTATTAGTTACAGTTTTAATTCCTGGAGTAGTATCTATCGTAACTACCTCTCCAGCCGCTACAGCATAATTGAGTTTCAATCGCTCGCCAGTAGTTTGATTCTCCACCATAGGACCTTCCATAGAACCAGTAAAGATAATCATTGGATGAGAAATCCAATTTCCCCCATTTATCACAGTTACTATTTCTGATAGAACATTGTTCACTCCAAACATTATCGGAAACGCTGCTGGAAGAATGAGCCACTGTTCTATATCCGCGCCAGATACTTCCTCCCCCTGTGGTGGACTATACCACACTGGATCGTAAGCGATCAAACGAAAAGCGATTCCTTGAGTTTCTGGTTGAATTTGTCCAACGGTACTCGCAGTAAAGCCTGCGTCGAATACGGTATTTCGTAATTCATAGATAGTTCCATCATCGAAAAGGATTTGAAACTTGAACGCCCCCAGCAAAGGATTCATTAACTCGATCATCTGAGTCCGCAATGCCCACATCTGTGGCCTATCACAGCCTCGTAAGTGCATTGTCACCTGTACTATTCTCGGCCTGAGCACAGTGCCCAGCAGAGTCTCCCCATGTTGAAATGGGGAACGAGAAGTCCTGTGCTCTAAACGAGGCATGGCTAATCCACTGACCTCTATAAGAGGCATAGGCCATTCTAACCAAGTTTTGTCATCACAGGCTGTGACAATGCGGAAAGTCTCGCCTTTTCGATGTCTAACGCGCATAGGATAACATTAACTCCACATCATCTACTATAGTCGCTGGAGATTGTGTATCACTATAATGAGCTTCTAATTGAATTGTAGGTCCAGGTGTTCCAGTAGGTACTACTATGATTGGCGGTGTAGGTGCTGGCACTGGGGCTGGCACAGTTGGAGTCGCGGCAGCACCAGTAGTTGCTCCTCCTTTCATAATGAGAGGAAGCTCCATAATCTTTTCTAGGGTCTCCAATCTTTTCTTTTCTACTTCCAATTGTTCCTTCTCCAACTTTAGAGTAGCTTCTGTCATATCTTTTATAGATTGCATAAAGCCTAACTCTGTTTCTTTTTCATAGATTATATCCTGTATAACAGTCAGTTGATCTTTTAACAATCTAATGCGCGCATCATAGTCTTGCTTAATGATCTCTGCATGAGTCTCAGCTAGGTCACGTATATCTTCCCACAGGGAAATTTCAGTCTCAAGGGCTATCCGAGTTTCAGTTTGTCGTAGACGTGCTAACTCTAACGCATCACGTGCGTTTTGGATTCTTGTCTCTTCTTGAAAAATTAAGTCTCCTATAGCTAAGAGTTCATCTTCTAACGCGCGAGTTCGCTGTTCAGCGAGTTCGTCGAAGGCATCGAGTCTACGCTGCGCCTGTTTGACTTCTTCTTCGGCCATTCGCCGTTGTTGCTCTAAAGCTATTCTAGCAGCCGTTTGTCTGGCCTCCTCCAAACGGAGATTTTCGCGCGCAAAAGTTACTCTATCTTCTTCTAAAGTGATGGCATCGACGAGCATTTGTAAACGTTCTCGTAAGGGTTCTAATTGTTCATCCAAGACATCTCGTATATCACGCAATCTTTCACGCTCGTTCTTAGTCTGTTTATTTAGAGCTTTCATCTCCTGCTGTCGGATGGCAAGTTGATCTTGCATGACAGCCGCTTGAGATTCCATTGTAAGGAATCTGGCAGAGGTAACACGCTGCAGAATCCGATTACGCTGCTGCTCCATGAATATTTCATGGTTGACTATATCAAGACGCTTTCTATCGGTATCGATGATGTCTTGTAAAGCATCCCTTTGCTTTTCCAAAGCACGGAGATGTCTTTCGATTCGTTTCTGCTCTATCTCGGAGAGACGTTCCATCCTGTCAATTTGTCTCTCGATTTCCCTTCGCTGTCTCCGAAGCGGAATCAATACCAGATCTGCATCGGCGCTGATCTGAGTGAAAGCATCTCGCAGAGGCCACAGGGCTTTATCTAGGGCGTAGACTTGATCTTCGATTCCTCGCAAGGATAATTCTGCCGCTTTATGGACATTCTCCAGAGATCGACGTTCGAGCGCGATCCGTCTTTGCAGCAAATCTAATTGCCGTTGTAGGGATCTCTCCTGTGCTCTTAGTGGAATGAGTATCTCAGCAGCAGAAGCCTCGACTCGTCGTAAAGCGAATTCATAAGGCTGCAATGACCTATCCAAGTCTTTGGAAATATCATTGAGTAGATCGAGTTGTGCCTGTGCATTTTTGAGAGGTCCTTCAGCCAACTCTTCAGCAGCATCCGCCTCTCTCTGCAAGAGCACGATAGATCTTTGAAGCGATTTCTCCTGTTGCTGCAATGGGATAAGGACTAGTTGCGCTTTTAATCTTTGAGTCTCAAAAGACTTTTCTAAAAGGCTCAAATCAACATCGATTCGACGAATCTGCGAATCAATTCCTTCAATCAGACCCTCTACAAAAGCTTCTCCTGTGCGTCTTCCTGCTTGTGCAGCCTCGTCTTCAACTTCTCCAAAGACTCTTCTAAACCATCGTACAAATTGTTCGGCAAGCTCTCGTTCGGGACCTACGAAGGGCCTCATTATAAGTGCCTTATTTATTCTCTCTAAGGAGTCAACGGCTTCATCTATAGGAGCACCTCGCAGATCTTTAATCAGTTTAATAACGCCACCAATTGCAATAGCAAGGGCGGCTAAACCCGCAACGACTAAACCAATCGTTGGAAGAGCAGCTGCCAATTTTGCAGCGAAAACAGCAAATCCAGCCGTCCTCAAACCAGCCAATAACACAACAGTAGCACTCGATACACTAAGAATAGCACCAGCTAGAAGCGTTAATGTTGATATAGCTTTTTGAGCGTCTTTAGGTAATCCTCTCAACCACCTCGAAAAAGCATTCGCAGTTTTGAGAACTTCGATCCAAGAGGGAAGTAATGCCTCACCAAAGTTTTGTTGTAACTGTTTAACTTGAAAGTTGTATATTTCAAGTTGTCCCGTTCCAGACTCCAGTAGTTTATTTTCCACGCCTTGTAATTTATTAGTTCGTTGTATAACCGCATTCAATATTGCTTGTCTGCGTTCCCGTTCTGTTAGAAGTTGTGCGTCCAATTCCATGCTTTTGGCGAGTGTATCAAACATTCGATTAGCACGTTGCCCCAAATCTAGCTGTCTCAACTGCCTCGGCGTCATATTTATGATGGCGTCAGTTAAGACCTCAGTGGCTCTTGCCCAGCTCAAAGTAGAAATCACAGATGCGCGGATACCAGCGAGCCTAATATCGGAGGCTTGAGTGAGATCAAGTTCGGCACTGATCAATCGAGCAATTAATCGAGTAGATTCTCCTCTGGTTAAGTTGAGTTCTTGCAGTTCTGCTATTTCGGCTTCGATAAGGTCCCTATTGACACTCATGTTTTCGGTGAGTACTTCTAACGCTACCGAGGATTTTTCAACGCCTAAAGATGCCTTCAAATTATTACTATTGAATTTTATAAGCGCCGCACTCACCACGCCTAATGCAATTCCTAGTGCATAATAAGCGCGTGCCTGCCTTCCCGACTCAGCGGTGGCCAAGGCTTGTTCAGCACGGGTAGTCGCCATTTGTGCTCTAAGTAACTTTAGTGCATCTCTCTCTGATTTAAGTACAGGTAAACCAGCAGCTTGTGCCTTAGTAAGCCGTTCCTGCTTTATAGCGGCTCGTAGAGATTTTTCAGCAGTATCAACAAAAGATTTAGATGTACGTTTTACAGCCGTCTCAAAGCGAGCCACCTGTGTTTGCGCCCAAGCAGCGTTTTTTACTATAAAGTCTAAACCGAATGGAAGTAAAGCCATTATTTCCGGGCCTCTGTGTCAATCATATTTTTCAGCCTGTAATGCGCCACGATCTGCGCCTTCTCTACTTGTGAAAGTCGTTGAAACTCGTGCCAAGGAGTAAGCGCAAATCTGGCGGCTTCTCTGTATTCATAGTTTCGACTATATCGAATCTCCGGTCCCTTCTGAATCGTCTGCTGTAGATGCCTGATCGATGTCCCGTTTACGCTCACGTTGAAACCGGGCTATTGCGGCTGCAACTTCCTCCTCGGAGACTCCAGAAAGTCGCATACTCTCCTCTTGAAGTTTTACTAAATCATTCGTAGAAATAGCCACACGGTATCGCAACCAAAGAAGTCTTCGCAAAGTCTTTTTCGTTGGGATCTCTATACCCAGATCAGAAAGTTCCTCTTCCCACTCGTCGTCTTCCTCGTAAGCGACGACATCAGATGGGAGCTGTAAGACTTTGATGCCCCGCAGGAGCGTCAAGTTAAGCATAGCATCACTAAGTACTTTGTCGCGTTCTTCCACAGCGGTCAAGTAGTCTGGATCGCTCAAATTTGCCTCTCTGATCATTTTACCTCTGACGTCTGTTTCGAGGATTGGAGGCTTCGGCTCTGGATATTGGGAGAATAGGGCTTGCAGCACCATATCTGGCACAGGCTTCGCTTCTACGATAGCACCGCTCACTAAAGTGAGCACAGATTTCTCTGCTTCTTGTCCCTCTTTATCGAGGACTTTCCCAGCAAGTTCATCAGCAATACGACTCATTTTTCCTCCTTACTTATTGGGGGCGAGGCTTTCGACCCCACCCCCGTATCAAATTTATCCCTCACCTACAACAACTATCCCGTCCAAAAGTGTTCTGTAGCCGCCAGCCAAAACAAAATTCGGATCTCTGCAAACCGCGAGTTCAGTGATTGCAAGATTGTCGGGGATAGAAGAAGCTTCCTCCTCCGGAACGATGTACCACGAATTGCCATTATCAAGGCTCCGCAGTATCCTCCCGTCGCTGGTTGCGCTTGGCGGCGTGCCAACCTCATCAAAAGCATAAGCCATATAGAGCACTGAAGAGTTGACATAACCATAAGAAACGATGTCGAAGACGATACCGTTTCCGTCGCCAGGGAATTCCTTTCGTACCCAAGCTCCAGCCGCGTTTAAGGTATAGTATTGAAAACCATCTGCGCCACCAGTTAACCAGTGATACGGAGTTCGCATCCAAATGGTATGAAGATCCGAGGCAGTAGGCGATGTAGCCGCCGCAGCCCAAGTAAGACCGCCATTGAGTGTGACCACGACCGCACCATTTTCGCCGACGGCCACGATATTTCGCCCAGTCGCAGCGTGAACATCCAGAAGATTCTCTCCACCAGCAGCAACACCCGCATCCTGCACTTCATAAGCTGCGGCAGAAGTGATGTTATCTGTAAAGTAGATATAGCCATTTTGCCCAACGATCCAAATCTGTGTCGGAGAGATTGCAAAGATTGCCAAAGGCAACGCTCCGACTTCGAATACATTGGGTACTTCGGTCCAAGTGTCGAGATCAGAAAGCTCTGCATAGTGCAATCCCGTAGAACCATTCGAGACTATAGCTACGCGACTCCCGACACAAGCCATCCCTGAGACATCTGCGTCATGGAGCGTGTCTATATCCCACTCGTTCCAGGTCAAGCCCTTGTCTAGAGATTCAAGTAGCTCAGGAAGATCATAAGGAGAGCCTGCAACTGCTGCTGTAGCAGCCAGTAGCCTTCGACAACCCTCAGATTCCCAGCCACATTCGCCACAGGATAAGTCGTCACAGACGGCTACAGCCAAAACTGGCGTGTCTGTTTCATCACCAGCGCGTTCAGCGTAAGTCATTCTTCTGATGAAGATGCGCGTCCAAGAAGTTATTGCTGCAGTGAGCATAATCAAAGCCTCATCAGCAGGCTCCAAAGAGGAAAGTTCATCTGAAGATTCCTCCGTGAGTCCAGAACGCTCGAACTTGATGATTATCTCCCACCCTCTATTGAAATCTGTGGGATCAGCACATCTTCCATAGTGCACATCCAAATCAAAATCGCATTCTTGTTCAAGAATTTCATTGACAAGCCCAAATCTAGCATCCACAGATGTAGTGGGAAGTCCACCTTCACCTCTGATTACGTCTACCACCTCATATCGTCCATACGCTTCAGGAGAGGGACAATACACAGGTGTTAAATCACCATGAGACTTAGTATAACCTCCAACTCTTGCACAACCGAGATAGATATTGTTATGAGCAGGATTTCGATAGGGCTGAATAAAAGCCCTTCCTTGCCCTCTTTTCCAGTAAATGTCTGTCATTTTATAACCTCCTAAGTTAAGGCGTATCCTACGCCCAAGTATTGCGAAACTATCAACCATGCCTCCCAAGCCCCGTTTTTAGGCCCAAATGGAGCTGTTAGCTGCTCAAAAGCGACGGGGCGTTCTGGCCGAGATTGCCATTCTTCTGCCAACTTCTCAGCTCCTCCACATCCACATATCGGTTCGGTAAGCAGCGCAGTTGCGAGGGCTGCCACAGCTCTATCAAAGGGCGCAGACATCCAACCTTTAAAATCTACTGGAAATCCTGCCCTATAATAGAGATTAGCATAGTAAGCCTCATCTGTGATATTGAAATATGCAGCCTGCCATTTCGATGTAACACTGTCCCATACTGCAGGGACTGGTGTAACAATCCCCAGATTCGGATTTCTTGCCCTCAGCACTCCAAATGCTGTTGCGAAATTTATCATAGTACTTCTCTCCCATTCAAAAACTATGGGAGCAAAACTTGTTCCAACTTCCGATGTATGAATATCATACACGAGCACTTCCTCTAAAAAATTGAGCGGATTATCGCCGTCTATGACAGCCCCATCATTCCAAAGATGAGGATGCACAAATTGCGCACTATGTCCTTCAATCACTATCTGTGTACTCGTAAGTGCTATCTTGAGTCCACGAATACGTTCGACTTCATCTGTGTTAGTCGAAGGAAAAACACCGATTCTTTCCTTGGTCAGCAATGTATTCGCATTGATATAAGGAACAACGACTCTAGCAGTTTCAGGAAAACCATCACCAGTTAAATCGAGGAGATGTACTATATACCAACCACCAATTGCATCTATTTTCTTTCTTCCACCCTCTATAAAATAGCCGTATCGCGTCGTAATCGTCTTTCGTCGATCTTGATTTTGCGCTGGATAATATATCGTTCCATAATTAGTCAGTACTCTATCCTGTCTTGGATAAATATGCCTCTCAGCTTCAAACCATTGTGGAGCTGGTGAAAATTCGACCTCATTCAATATCATCCGTTCAGCCTGTGCAAGGGCGCGCGCCAACCCCTCTCTAGAAGCTTTGCCTTTATCCATCCAATCATATTGATACCAAATGGATTCACAATGTGATACCACAGGGAAAGCAAGACATCTCACTTGATTGAAATGTCTAGGATCAAGCCCTAGAATTTCTGCATAATGATCCAGGCTTAACAAAGTAGGCGTATCTGCTCTAGCCATCTAACCCTCCAAAACCACAAAATCAGACAAATGATTAAAATAATCCCTGTCACGAGCCTTGACTAATTTAGTTGCATTTGCACCACCACCGAAACGATAGATGCCCCCTGTTGGAGTTTTGTAAGTTCTAGATCCCAAAAGAGTTCCCGTATACTGAACGGTCAATAATCCGTCAGTATTCCTCGACTTTGGATTATTCAATTTTTTCCTGCATCTACAGCCCATTACACCACCTTGAACTGATCTAATTGCTGAGTGAAATAATAAACATCATCTTTCAGAACGGAAAATGTTGTGCGATCCTTTCCATCAAATCTATATCGATTTCCAAGGGGTGTATTCACTGTTCTCGAACCTCGGTTATCTCCAATATATTCAAGAATTACGATAGTCCGTCCTCGCAAATCTGGAGGCCGACTCCTCAGACTAGAAAGGTTTTTCCTACAACCACAACCCATCTACTGAACCTCGACAACTTGAAAATCCAACATTCGTTCAAAAAAGTGTGCATCCTTGACAGGAACCCAAGATTCGCGTTTACCACGACCATCAAATCTATAACGATTTCCCAGAGGAGTCTTATAAGTCCGTGCTCCCATGTTATCCCCTGTGTATTTGATTAATACTTTCGTTGGTTTTGGCACATCCTTTTTCTCTGTTTTCTTATGGCCCAATAAAGGATCTCCAGGCAGTATTACTAATCCAGATTCTTTAGGAGGCAGCGCCTCTAAAGTAGCATATCTCTGTCTGAACTCCTTCATCAATTCTGGAGCGTTGTCGAGACACTCTTCTCTCCTCTTTCCACTCTCATAATGATAAGAAAACAATGACTCAGGAACTCTTATTCCATGATAACCTTTATGAGCTAATTGTACAGTGTAATCCCAATCTTCCCAGACAGGAATATCCTCATTGAATCCACCAACTTCGTCAAAAGCTTCCCTTGGATGAAGAAAAGTGATGACGAATAAAGCCTGCTTTTTTAGCCGCTCAAAGTCCCACGCCTCCGCCTTATGAATTTTTCCTTCTGGTAACGATACCCAGTCTGTATAGATAATAGATTTTGGTCTGACGGCAGCAACCTTTAAAGTCTGCCGCAAAAAGTGCTTGTCTAATTCATCATCTGCGTCTAAGAAGAGTAGGCACTTCCCTCGTGCATGTTGCACACCCAAATTTCGTGCAGCACTGACGTTACCGTACTTTCTTTTTCTCCGCCAAATTATAAATGGGTAACGCTCAACATAAGGTATTATACCATACTTTTTGATTTTCCCCAAAGTTGTATCGTCTACTACAATCAGTTCCCATCTTGAATCAGTCTGTGCCTTCACCGATTCGATGGCCTTCACCAAAACTTCTTCGTGTCCATCACCGACAGGAATGATAATGGAAACCAACGGCTGGTCGTAACTGAACACAGGGTGAGAGTAGTTTTTTGGAGTTGCAACGCTGGCAAACGGCTGTGGCCCACCATTAGCAGCGGAAATATAATTCAACCAGTTAGGTTCTTTCTCTTTTGTTTTGTTAGAGACACTATCTTTATGAATACGATAGATCATCGTCGGTGCTTGTGAGGCGTGTATGGAAGTGAAACCACATAGCCCGATATTAGTCCACAATTCGGCATCTTCCCCAAGTGTGAAATGAGTTTTGTACCCTCCAGCCCTGAAAAAAGCGTCTCGACGAAGCAGGTTACAAGAGGGTACTTGATTTCGTCTCTGTAACTGCGCGGCGAAATCGAAGCCGTTGGGCCAACTTCCTCTGACAGATCCACGGGGGGTGTGAAGCTCAAGACTGCCAAAGGAGATCCCTATAGAACGATCCTCTAATAAGGGAGGGAGCAGTGTTTCCAAGAACTTCTCTTTCAAAGTATCGTCAGCATCTAAAAAGCACAAGAACTCGCCCTTGGCCTCCATCGCACCCCTATTCCGTGCGTTCGCTACTCCACGGTTGGACTGTGCTAGGACTTTAAATTTTGGGTCGTGATCGACGGCCTCGTTAATTTTTATTAAGGAATCATCTTTAGAACCGTCATCGATTATCAGACATTCCCATCCAGTAAAAGATTGTGCTTTTACGGAATTGATAGCGTCCACGACGTAATCGGCATAATTGTAACAAGGGATTATTATTGTAATCTGTGGGCCTTTATGCTCTTTTAGTGCTGACTCATAGACTTCGACGTATTTGGGGATAATGTCTTTCCAGTCATGTTTTAAGGCTTCTTGTCGAGCGGCTTTGGACAATCTGTCAAAGTTTTCGATACAGTAGCGTAGTCCTGTCACAGTGTCAGTATAGTCATCTGGCTTGGCTAGATAACCCGTGACTTTGTGTTTGACCAATTCGACTGCATTCCCCCAAGCCCAGGCCAAGACGGGCATTCCTGCTGCGAAGGCTTCGAGAATCCCAATCCCAAACGTCTCTTTTGTCGATCCAAAGTAGATACCATTCTTGTAGAGAATTTCCTTCATAGTCTCATAGGGTTGAAGACCCAGCACGTCTAAATTTTTGGCTGGGGAACCGAAAGTGGACAGAAACTTCACATCAGGGCATAGGGTAGCCAGTTTCTCTACGGGCGCGGGAGTACAGACAGCATCCACTCGATTTTTATTGAACACAACAGTCATTGATTTATTTGTGGAAGGTTCTTCCCACTCATCAAGATTAATTCCATGTGGCACGATGATTGGGCAGAATCCCATATCTCTGATGAACATCTCTCCGACCCACGGGGACGGGACTGTAACCTTTTTTACTTTTCGAACTGCCTCGATTATTCTTTTGTTAGATTTCGACATCCACCTTGGAAGAGAAAACTCGCCCGTGGGATAGAGGCCATGATTGTGGAGAACGTGAGGTATTGTATCAGCGAAGGGCAAAACATGCGCGGCCAAGATTTCCGCTTCTAGAGGACCCTCAACGATTTCTACAGATTTTGGTAAGTGACGCCTTTGCTCAATTACGACGCGTTCGACCCCTGTGATGGACTTTTGTGAGGGATCAATAGTTGGTGTAGGACTAAGGAAGAGTTTCATCTTTCTCCTTTAACATAGAATGTTTATAAACCCATGAGATCCACATTAAGAATTCATCTTGTGTCATAGTATTTTTCGCTTTATTACACGTACTGCAGCAAGGCACGACATTATCGATTTCATAGCCGCGCTCATTATCTACTCGATCTAATCCATTGAAAGAGCATAGCCCATTATATACTGAACTTGATCGTAAAGAGGGTGCTGCACCACAATAATAACATGGTTGGGATGAAAGTTCCTCAACCTGATCGGCTGTTAGACTCCAAACGTAATCTCTTTGTTTTGCTGAATGCTTCAATATAGTGATTAAGCGATTAAGCGTCGCAACTTTATTGGACAATTTACGTGTCTTGTTATATGCTTTTGTTCTCTCATTCCTTAAGCAACCACAACTTTTAGTGGAGCCGTCTCGAAGGCTACTTCCGCGTATAATAACTTCATTACCACAAGTGCAATGGCATAACCACATAGCTGCTTTATGCTTATACCCTACTTGCTGTAATATAGTCAGCCTTCCATATTGATTGTCAATCTCATTAATAACTGACCGTCCCAATATAACCTCCTTCTCTTAGATAGGATATTGATCCTTTGCCTTCCACGCCTTCGCAGCCCCTCTAGGCTTCCAATTCCCATGAAACATCCGACGAGTCCCCGCGACCAAGTGCTTGACATAACGCTGGACAGGGAAATCCTTCAGTTGATAGCCTCTCGCCAAAGCCGACCGCATATTCGCAGTGCAGGGCGCTCCTGAATTTTCCATAGATTTTAACTGTAGGAATTTTTTTCGATCAATCATAGCGGCGTGTGGGTGAACGTAATCTATAATGCCTTTTCCCTTTGCCCCTGTGGAAACTCCTGAAAATTTATCTACTTTTCGGAGCCAACCAACAGCATACAATTTTTTGGGGTTTTTTGCAAATTCCGCCAACATCGCTTCTAGAAGTCCAGCGCGTTTCAATGAGGCATCACTGTCATAAAGAAAAACGTATTGTGTCTTTGCCAACCTAATACCCAAGTTCATCGCTGGTCCATGACCGACGTTCCTCTCATTTAATATGGCTGTGATATTGAAATGTTTTTCACCGACTAATCTAACATATTCAGTCGAGTCATCTTTTGAACCGTTGTCTATAATTATTAGTGGTATTTTCGGGTAATGCAGCATCATCGTGCGTTGAGCCTCGTTTGTTAAAGCCTTAGTGCAATAATTCGTCAACACGACTGTTACCTGCCTATAGACCTTTTCCACATTTGGCGACACCACAACCTTAGCTTTTTTCTTCGCTTTTGGCGATACCACAACTTTAGAAGGTCGGCATTTTCCACCACCAATCGTGGGTATCATAATCATCGTTTTGCTTACCCAGTAGCGACTGTATCCTTTATCAAACAAGACCTTGATGAAGCGATAATCGCCATGTTTTGGTTGGCCAAACTCGTGTATATGCCTCTGCCAGATCGCCCTCTTTACCACGAAGCAACAAGAACCAATATCACCCAATATCGGCTGTTTCCCCCACACGCGCTTAGAAGGCAAAGTTTTGCTAAACGGCTTTCGATAAGCCTTGAACAAAATAATATCCACAGGGTGTTGACTTACAACATTTTTCAGGTGTTTTATGAAACTTCTATCGCTCACATAATCATCATCATCCAATATCAGAACATACCGCCCTTTTACCCTGTGTTTATTCTTGGCGAGGCTTTTATTGGCTGTATGTAGTCCTCTACCCACATCATCAACGATTATTATATGTTCATAATCTGGATCGATTTGAGTTGTGAGGGATTTCCTATTTCTTGCGAGCAGTTTAATTCTGCCACAAGATCGCGTCACCACAGATAAAAAAGGTGGACTCATTATATACCCAAATTATGGCGCATAGTTTTCACCGATAATTTTTTATGATACTGTCTCGATTTGATTCCACAATAAGGGTCCCACAAACTGCCAAAGTCAATCAGCCATGAATGTTGACCCAGTATAGGTGCTAGTCGATGAATGAGCACTTTCGCCGTTGGTCCAGCACTAAATGAGATTACCGACCCATTGGCTATTCTTTGTAATTGAGCCTCAACGAGTGCAGCATTAGGCCAACAACGCTTTGAGGGTATTGGTATAACTTTTGTAGCAAAAGTAAGTTTTCGTAACCATTCTGGGCCTATCATTATTAAGGGCCTGTTTTGTAGAGCTTTTATCAATGGCCCTAATTGTCCACCTTCACTAGCCCTATGAAATACAGTTGCAAAATGCCAATTAATATCTGGTGCTTTATGTTGTTTCAGCCATCGATCAATTTTAGGCAGGAATCCTTGTGGTTTCAAATAACTATGATTCTGCAGAGCTAAATAATAATTACTCATTCGAGGTTCCAAGATACTCGCTGTTAGTGCTGCATATAGTTCTGGAGTATAGAGTACTCGGCCCTTATGATCACTATATTTTTCTCGTTTCAACAAATAATTCCAATCTCCATCACCATAGCGCACGAAGGAAAATGGCTCTCCCTGTTGCAACTTTTGCACATAAAAGTCTAACCCTGGTTTATAAAGTGGTTTCATTATCTTCTCGATTTCTGACAAAAAGCTGTCACCGTTGATACAGGCACATTCCGTATTGGATGTATTTTCACACCAGATACCAGAGCTACATCCCAACCAGATTGTTTCAAATCATTGACGGCTTTAGTAACCATTGGAAAATCGTAGTCGTCAGCAACTAACCAGCCACCAGGTTTGACATGCATCATTCCTTTAGTGATTGATCGTATACGTTCTAATTGTGTACTGCAATCGACAAATACTACATCCCATTCACCAGAACCATCGATGGCATCTGGCAGTTTAGCCGTCGTGACAAATCGCACGTCCGCCGTGCCCTGTTTTGAAAGTCCTACCATAACTACTTTATGCCAATCTGCATCGTCTTCGATGCTTACCAATCGCTTCGTAAATCCCGCTAACCACAACGTCGAACCACCACTACCGAATTCGAATACTTCAGCGTTCATACAGAGTGTGCGCAGCAGAAGCGTCGCTGCTTCAGTTAGCACTGGCTTAGGTTGTATCACGCCTTTAGGTTTATATGTTGCCTTTCTAGTCATCGTTTTTCCAATCCCAAGAGAGCCAAACCTCTATCATTACGCGAATCCGCTTTAGTTCGATTAACATCGAATAATGGCGTAATATATTGAATTTTTAGTGGGCGAAAAGGATGCTTGCCTGGTATGACGTAACGCATCACGCCACGACGTTTTAGATGTGCTGCAATCACCAAATCATCATTGGTCGACCAACGCCGCCACTCATTGTAAATAGCAGCATCAAACATATTAGTATGATATAATGCACCCTCCACGCCAGTGATGATGTCCACAGGTGTTGGTTTCTTAATATGACCTTTCTTTATCAATCGTGACTGTCTATATCCCTTGCCAATAAGAATGCGTCCACGATACCCTAATGCTGTATTAGGCAGCTTTTTAGCCCACTGCAATAATCCCACTGCCCAGCCTTTGCCGTATACACAATCATCGTCAGCAGTAATGATTGCGTCAAAACTGCATTTCAGTGCTGGCAATAATTTAGTGATAGGTCCATGATCTTCAACGATTTCCACATGAATATCTGCCAAGAACGGCGGAATACGTTTTAGTCGCACATCTGACCGCTCGATCTTCTCCACTGCCCATAGATAAACTGGCAGCCCTTGCGCAATCAATGATCGGATGCAAGGTTCTATATACTCTATTCGACTTGGTATCGTAGTCAGCGAAATTATCGTATCCATTACGCTTTGTGTCTAATAAAATAGAATGGCCCCTTGCACAGCATCATTCCACAATTGCCTGGTATTATCGCCCATCGAATATCCCTTTTCCAACAGACGAATGGAAAACTCACTTGATCACGAAGACTACCGTGTTCGATTTCTTTCCACCAAGCCTCATTAAATTCACGCATTGCAGGAGTATTACGACGGATCATTAATCCCGTTTCGGCTAGGCCCCATCGTGCAGGCATCCCCGCCTTCTGATAGCGTTCGACTTGTGCTCTTAATACATTCACTGCATCTTTTTTGCGTTTGCCACAAAAGGAGGCTTCGGCATACAAGCAATTTCGATCTGGATGCTTAAATGTCGCCAGATCACTGTGTAGCCATCGACGCACAGTCTCCTCTGGAGGAATAGTCAATCGCACATTGCCATCCATCCAAATCCATACATCGGCATCGGGCAAATATCGGTGAGGCAAACATTTATAATGCCTTGCTGTACGTCGAGAGTCCCATTGTTGTTTTATCTGACGTACTTTCCATGTAAGCGATTTAGGAGATGCTTTCCCTAAGAAATGTTTACCATCCCAAAGACCCATCTCTTTGCGTAGAATGTTGGAAAAACAAATGTAAATTGCCTTACCGCGTGCTATAGGATAAACACTCCATAAATTATCAATCTGTCCAAAGATGGCAGTATATACTATGATCTTCATCGCCTCATCTTTTGTGTGAACAGTGTCTGATCTCTTTTTGACCATTCAGCGACACGTCCACCGACACGATGTTGATGTTTTAAGTATACTTCACGTGCCCAAACACAGTGCCAACCCGCCTTACGTGCCTGTATACAATAAAGATAATCACTTCCATAATGTATGAAATCCTCATCTAAAAGACCGATGGTATTAATCAACTCCCGACGAATCAATACACACCAAAAAGGTAATTGATCTACTACTTGAATTCCGTGCATACCTGGTTTTCCAGCACTGGTCGGTGGCGTCGCACTCTTCCCCGATGGTCCAACGATTCCATACTTAAGATTACTGTAGAGTACTTGATGCAAAGTAGCCAACCATCCAGATGGGAATCCACTCACGTCATCATTTAGAAGACAAATATCCCCATTTTCTGTTTGTCGTATTCCATCATTCACCGTTTTAGTAAAACCACGTCTTGGTCCAGCAGAGATAATCAAACGTGCTTTCATCCCCGCCGCAAGTAATGCCAGTTTTCCTGTAGCCTCACCACGAGCGGAGTCTAAGGTGGGAATTATAATAGCTATCATCGACCTGCAATATCTACCGCCGTGTTCTGACGTGATTTACCAATGTGATCGAATGCTCGCACAATCCCTGTTTCGAGGGCGACGAGCTTGGGTCCTTTAATAATGTCCTTTATTCTATGCGCGAACGCACTCTCTGTTTCCCCCAAAGACTTTCCCATCGGATAATGACTATAAGCTTTATGAAATTTTACATGCTTTAAATGTGGTCGATTGCTATAAACGTTCAATCCTCGACTGTCTTTGAGAATTTCTAGATACTGCAAGACTCCCAAACGAGTATCGATCTCCTCAATCGTCAAGTTGAGCCTGTGTCCAGCTAATCCGTCATATCGTACTAAGCCTATATTCGCTTTTGAGCCGAGAAGCGCAACACCTTTATTTATGTCAAGAGGATAAAGAGCGACATAATCATCCTCACAGAGGAAAATATATTGCTCACCTATTTTCTTCATACATTTATTTACATTGGCTCCCCAACCCAGCCTTTTGGTGATAGTTGCTCTAAAACCCAAATTAGCAAAATCTCGCTGGATGTCCAGAATATAATTACCTGGGCTACCATCATCAGCGAGATACCACACGAATTTCCCTTTGTATTGCAAGTGCTTAGTCAATGCCACGATGACACGACGAATCTCACTCGGTCGGTCATAAGTCACAACCATCACGGCAACATCAGGCCAAGTGATACTCATAAGTCTCCTCTTTGAATGAGCCAAGAAGTTACTCTTGGCTCATTTTTATACTATGCTGTTTCCCAACCCTTATACCAGTTAGCATCGATCAATGGAGCTTCCTCAACCCCGCCCTTCAAGCGATACGGAGAATCGGGATGCCAGTCGCGCAGATGTTGCAGAGGCTCGTAGGCCACATTCTCGATACGCCCAGACAGATGTGGCGTCCGCAAGATGAGCCGAGGCTCCATCTTCGCACGGAAGAGGAAACAGTAAGACTGATCCTCCATCGTCCACATATATCTGCCACCGTCTGTCACCCAGTAGCGATGCTTGTTCTTGAGAACCTCAAGCTCTGGAGCAGTAAGAGTGTAATCCATGAACTCAAAGTAAGTCACTCGCATTCCGCGTGCGCGGAGAGGAACGTAGTAAATATCCGAGGCGAATTCGCCTTCTTGCAAATTCGCATTATTGACTACATTAGCCTCATAGATTCCATCATCCGTTATCACAGGAATCTGACGACCATTGACCCAAAGGAACATTCCTCTACGCATTTCGTCGCGCATCCGAACATTTCCTTCGTCGTTGATTACTACAGTTGGATTGACCTGTCCTGGAAGCACATTAGTCATGCAACGGTTGGTCAGGTATCGGCAAGGCCAGCAAGCAGTAAGTTCAAGCCATAGTTCGGGTCGCATAACGATGACCCAATCCACAGGGGCCAGTCCAGTGCGATCTGCTACGTGGCGTAAATACATATCCAAGTAAGAGATATACTGCACGATGTCCCTATCGCCTGCCGCTGTGCCACAAACGTTGTCGTAGTTGAAGTCTTTGATGTCTGGTTCTATGGCTTGACAGCGAACATTTGTGAATAGATCTACCTTCGGCTGGGAAATGAGAATATCGAATCCAGGGAATTCTTGATATCCACCACCAGCGGTGTTATTCACAGGGTTGCCTTGCCAGACCATAGGATAAAACGCGGTTTGCAACTGCGTGCCAACGATAACCATCTGAGCCTTTGTGACCAGATTGAGCCAGTCACGAACGCTCGTCACGTCCTGCGGCATCATTGGAGCGGGTCCAAGTACGTCACCTAAGACGCGAAGATCAGTGGTCTCTCCTCGATTTACCTTTCGGATTAGCTCATTGATCTCCATCTCCTGACTTTCGCGGCAGATTCTACCAAACTGGGCTGTCTGATGACAGACCTCGATGATCCCACCAGGGCAATCTTCGCAGACGCCTACGGGTTCTGCACTTCCATCAGGATCAAAGCCAGTGATGAAAGGATAGATCGGATTGCGGTAAACTTGAGCGAATGCGGGAAGTATTGAAGCAATGCCACGAGGAGTCGTTGCAGCATTTACGACAGTATCTTCCAGACCCATAGAACTAAAAATCCCACCAGGTGCATAGATTTGCTGTGCAGTCGGTGTCCCAGTGATGTTCTTGGTCTCTAGCGTCTTCTCAGAGAGAAGCGCCTGCGCAAGTTTTCTATAATCAATGTTGTCCATTTTATTTAACCTCCTAAATGTTTCCAAGCATTGTATCGACGATTTCTTCGACGGCTTTAATCTCCGTTGGACCTACCAATTCTTCGGCTTTCTCTTTAGATACAGTAGTGTCTGTATCCTCAGAAGCTCTAGAAATCGCTGCCCTTGGAGCTACGTCGTCTCTCAACTTCTGCATATCTTCTTCGAGTTTCTTAAATCTATCAGGCAAAGATCCCAGCTCTTTCAGAACCTTTTTCAACTCCTCAACAGTGACTTCTTTTTCTGGCGCAGGTTCAGGGTCCTGTGTAGGAGTCTCCTGCCCCTTTACAACAGCGTCATCTTCCAAAGCTTTCTTGTTGAGTTCATCGACAGTGCTGATCACTTGAGTAGCTAGTTCATCGCCTAAAGTTTCTCGAAGAACCTTCATTTTACTCTCATCCACAGTAATACCTCCTTCAGTTATGATACATGCGAATTTGTTGGCTGCATATTTCCTTGGTAACACAGATCGTTCTTTGATCTGTATTGCATCCCAGACTTTCTTAACTACGGTGCTCTTGACGAGCACATTCTCTGATGCCTCTTGTAAAGGGAGAAATCCAATACTCACCTTCCAATCCTTTGGCTTTTCATCAATAGCCTTGCGAATAGGATTGGCGATCTCGTTGTCGTCCCATAGACCCGACTCAACTAAACAAACACCTTCTGGCATTTGAAAATCACAATTTCCTAGTTTGATAGGAACGTGCCAAAAACGGAGTTCTCCATAATCTTTTTCGGCTAAAGGCTGATTATC